CAGTCCGTACGGGAATCGAACCCTAGAGTAATTGTCTTGAAATGGCTTAAAATAGCCATTCTTTCAATTTTTCTTTGAGTACTTTTGAGTACTAGGGACTCATAATGCTTCGATTAAGTCAAGTTCCTGTCTCTTTTCCTCAATTCCGGTACGATCAAAATAATAATGATCTTTTGTGCAACTAATGTCTGTATGCCCCATGGTATCAAGGATTGTGGACTCTTTCACTTTTCCGTCAAGCAAGATACTTCCGTATGTCTTTCGGATTTTGTGCGGAGATTTCACTTTCATTCTCAATTCATGTTCGCAGATATACCGCAAACGTTCACGAAAGTTGTAGGATTTCAACCGTTCTCCGTCTCTCTCAAATAGATATTGCCCGAAGGGATTTCTCTTTCGTACTTCATCAAGAATCCATTTGTACTTATCCGGCAATATGGCAAATCGCAATCCGGCTTCTGATTTCGGAAAATCTTTGACCTCATAGTGAAAACCATCATCATCACGATAGCGTGTTTCTGTAGAATTGATCGCAACCGTGTAGTTTTCAACATCTTTCCGCTTTAATGCCGACAATTCCCCGACACGGACTCCTGTCTTAAACATAAATAGCAATCCAAGGTTTACGATATCTAAGTGATTTCTAAGGTACATCTCCATGCGTTCCTTTTCATCCGGCATATATACTTGGTCTTTTGCCTTTCGGACTACGTGCTTAAACGCTTTTGGCGATATATCCATGTCTTTCAGAGTGTATGTAATGGAAAACTTGACATACTTCTTCCGCTTGGCATACTTAAAGATTCCATAAATCAGCGTTCGGAAGTTTGAGAATGCCTTGGAAGTCATGTTGAAATCATGGATGCTGTTTCGTATAAACGTTTCAAGGTCGCATTCGTCTATCCTTTTGATTTTCTTATCTTTGATACCGTCAAAGTATCTCTGAAAGTCCATTAAGTATCTGTCATAGGTTGCCCTGCTTATCTCTTCAAGTTCCAGCTTTTGTGAAATCCAACGGTTGAAGATTTCCCCAACTGTAGGGTCATCCTCTCTCTCTTTCCAATAATCAATGATTTTCTGCTCGACCGCTTCTCTGCGCTTTGCCTTGATTTTACGCCTACCTTTTACTTCATCCGGCAGATATGAGTACCAGTTCTCATCCTTTCCTTGATAGATTTTATAAGGGTTTTTGTTGAGTAATTTTTCTCTCTTTTGCATAGTGACTTGTTTCTGCACAAGTGCTATGTCGAGAATACCACTATCAACGGCATATTTCAACAGTTCTTTTTCATCCAATCAAATACCCCCGTTCTTTCTATTTTATCTTTTATATCTCTCACTCTGTACTCTATCGTTCTTAGTGATAGATTTTCTTTTGTGGATATTTGCTTTTGTGAAAAACCACGGCAGAGAAGAGAGAAAATTCTCTCCTCTTCTTCCGTGAAATTGGCATTTTCTTTGATTTGTTCAAGTTCTGGCTTAATGAATTTTGTAAATTTCATAAGCCATTTCTCCATTAAATATAATCTGATAAATCCATTTGCTCATCCTTTTCAAATACAAGCATTTCATTCTTTGCGCGCTCGTAAAAGTTTCTGTCAATCTCGAATCCGTATGCACTTCTGCCAAGCTCTGCGGCGGCTCTTAGCGTGCTACCGCTACCGCAACAAGGGTCAATAACAACGTCTCCCCCGTCTGTAAAAATCTCAATCAGCTTTTTAAGGACTGCTACCGGCTTTTGCGTTGGATGAATCTTCGGTATATCTTTTCCGTCTTTCTCCCAAGTAAACCAATTGAAAATCATGTGTCCTGTACCTCTGATATTCTTTCCGTTTTCATCAATCTGCAAGCCGTTTCTGAATTTCGGTAACTTATTTCGGTACAGTACGAGTGCATATTCCGTAGCACCTACGATACGCATATTAGCTTTAAGTACCTGTGGACTGTAATTTTTACAGAATACAAGCGGTATGTAATTAACGAATCCATGTTTTTTCGCCGACGCAATCAATGTTGACAACTGCTCAAATGCGCAAAACACAATCATGCAAGGACTATTACTACTTCTGCCCATTGCGATAGGCTTTGTGTCCTCTTTTTTCAACATTTTTGAACAAAAATGGAAGTATTCATACAAATTAAAGTTAAAATCCGAATTGAAAGCCGCTTTTTTCGCAAGTTTGCTCTCTCCGTTTTTGTTATCGCCACCGTTATACCACATAGGGTTACTGCCATAGAAGTTGTTCCCAACATTATAAGGAACATCAGCTATAATCAACTGTGCTGGCGGTATTGCATATTTCTTGTAATTCTGCATAGAATCACGATAAATCTCACATTTAATCTTCTTTTTATACATTCTAAATCTACCAAAAGGAAACCTCGGTTTTATGTGCGCACAACCTATTCCTTTCTGATAATTTTTAATTCAAGCTTAAATAACACATAATTCCACATTCCGGCATGATCTCTGTATTCATATCTCCCCGATCAGGATCTAACTCATCCAGATATACCGGTCCGTTTTTGTCTTTCAACATGGAGTGTCCGACTTCTCTTTCCAACTTCGCCCGACTTTCAAAGACTTCCGGAAAATCCTTTCTGATATGGTTCCAATAACCCATGCCACCTTTTATACAGCCAATGCAATTATTGTTGGAATACCCATGCTCATAATTCCAAGGACGTGGAAAAGTAAAAGTCATTAAAAACAGTCCATGCACTTCCTCTTTCGTTAAATTTCTTTCAATCAACGGAAAAATGTGATTAAACTCCGGATTGCTCTCAACCATTCGATCAGCTCGGTTCTTCTCGTTCAAGTCAAATCCCCAAACATACGTGATCTCACAGTCCGCATGTTCAGCTTCCCACTTTTTACGAATCCGCTTTTTCATCCAATTAGTACATGGTGCAAATCCGTTAGCCGGATTTTTATAACCACCAAACGTCCTTACGCAATCTTCTACATTTCGATATTCCGTTGATCGCAGCACTGTGATTTTCTTTCCGATTGCTTTCTCGCAATCTTTAATAAATCTCATGCTGTCTGGATGTTGGTCTGCAATGTCAATGTAAATCCATTCGTCTACATCTCCAGCAAGATATCCTGCCATAAAACTTGATATTCCTGCACTTATCCAACATACCTTTAGTTTCTTTTTTGTCATAACACCACGCTACAAATCCATGTATCGTGGATAAGGAATATAGGCTTCCCATGCTGACGGTCTGAAACTCACATAAGTCAAATATGCTATATGTGCGCTACTTCAAATTCCACCTTATCGAATCATCAACGCTACTATTATTCCCTTTATGCAAAATCTTTGACACCTTTAAGTTGCAACCTCGGTTTACCGAGGATTCGTTATTCCTTTCTTTCTTCTAAAATTTCATCCAAGCAGGCATTCCAGCCCTTATCAAATCTTCCATTATCACAATAATCAGGATGATTTGCTTTCTCCGGCAGTTCCCGAAGCGGACACCAATCTGGCTTTCCGACATTGTTCGCATCCTCTCCTGTAGCACCACATACCAGATTAAGTTCCTTGGTGTCTCTTTCAAAGTGTCCGCAATAACAATCTGCACAACACTCTGGCATGTCATCCATAACCAATACTGCTTTAGCCATACCTCACACTCCTTCCGGTTTCTCGCACCGCTCGAACGATATCACCCATACCCACGGATTCGCTTCCCAGCCGTAGCGGTCAAGGTCGGATTTCTTGATGGTGTTGTTCCATAGTTCCCTACCAAACAACTCTCCCATAGTCATGTCGCAATATTTAATACTGCTTGTGCATGGACCATCTAAATCGCAAGTATGTCCATCTGCTGATACTCTGGTTAAGCATGGCGGTTTAAATCTAAATCCTTCATCCCACACTCCATCCTCGTCAATCTCTTGCAATCGCTCCACTCTCACATCCGTAACCTTAAGCCAGATACGCGCTGCTTTTTTTGGCATAAATAATGATGGTTTCCACTCGCCATTATGACTGAACCACTTATGCACAAATGTGTCATAGTCTAATCGGTTTATGGAATCTGTATTTCCATTTGCAAATTGCAACCTCACATCATCTCCGCCTGCTCTAAATCTTATGTCAGCAGTTGCTTCGTATCGGTGTGCTCGCCAACATTGCCATGTTTCCCGGACATACAGTATATCTCCCGGCTGGTATGGTGGCTTTGCATACTGAATAGAACCGCCGTATTCATCAATGCCAAATCCAAAGCATCCTACCTCTTTCTTTTCTGTACTGTCGGTAACAAAACCGAGCGGAAATGTATGCTTTTCGTCTGGTTGCGGCTTTACTAACCTCCGAGTACAAGTCTTCCGTCCGTCCAGAATTGCCCGAACCATCTCGGTATTGAATAAAATCGGCTTAATTGCCATCTGCCACACCTCCTCTCAACATTTTCAAAAGCTGTTCATCATTCCTTTTGCACATCTTTGCTATTTCACAAGGTTTTTCGCACTTAAAATAGTCACTCTTATATTTCTTGCAATCTGCCTTGTCGCAATGTTCACATGGCTTATTCATCCACTCCACCGCCTTTCACAACCTCGATCATGTCCGACAGCATTCCGCTGCATCCGAACTGTTCCATTTCTTCGCGGTATTCTTCCAACTGTCGCACAACCTTGTCCGGGTCATATGCAATCGGAACCCTCCTGTTCCATGCTTTCACAAATTCGTCCCAGTCATATGTACCAGTGCAAAACTCTAAACCACATTCGCAATGGATGTTTATAGGATCACCGCCACTGTCTGGATCTATAAATGTCGGTTTCCAATCCTCGCTTGGATCGTACACATCTTTTTCAATATCTATGCTGTGTCCACAGAACGGGCATGGTTTAAGTTCTTCGCTCATTCTTCATCACTCCAATCTAACTTCTGACCACAATTCCAGCAATAACGAGCAGGAAGTGTTCCAGTTGACCAACCCATGTACCTACCGCATGCATAACATGTATATTTTTTAATCCCATTATCTTCTTTTTCAGTAATAGCAGCTCTCGGATTCTGACGTTCCACAGCCGCCCGGCATTCCTCAATTGTGCCGATTGCTCGGTACTGTTGAACTTCTTCAAGCGCATTGATTGCTAAGTCAATCGCAATTCCCACATCGCATTCATGGTCATCGAATCCGCCCTTTAGTCTCCCACCTACTACCTTACAAGTTTTTGGATAATTATTTTTTAATAACTCAATTACTTTATTCTCTGTCATTCCTACACCTCGCCACTTAATAATTTTCCTGTTACTGTGTTAAATAACTTACAATATGATGTTTCTTTTATGACCTCCCCGGTAAGCTTCCTTTTCTTAAGAATCACATCCGCAATGGAAAATCTCCCATGCTTTTCTGTTATTGAAAAGCCATTTTTATTAACATATTTAGCCATTTCATTTAATGCATTTGTTTTATCTTCGTCATAGTAAATGCATACATCACTCCGACTGCATCCATCATGCCGCTTTAGTATTACATCGTATATGAAAGTTTCTCTGTTTTCTGTCATTCCTACACCTCCAACAGTTCCGGGTTGTCAAATACGTTGCCGATAACTTCTTTTTCTTCATCCCACCATTCAAAATCAGTGCTTTCACTATTTGTGGCTACAAAACGACAAATGTCTTCCCTGTAAATTACATTTCCAATATATACGTATTTTTCGCCATAGCAGTAGTATAAACACTTAACAATATCATTCTCAAAAATCAGCTTACCGTTCATGTCCTCACGTCCTGTGCACCGGCAGATAGTAGATGCATCTACAACACAACGACAGAAGAAACCCAAACTATCCTTTACGTAGAAATAATAACTTTCGTTGCCCTTTTTCTTGCAAAATGGGTATGACAGATATCCTTCCACCCATTCACCATTGTCGATCCGCTTGCCACGGAATAAATATCTATCTTCCATCGTTTTTCTCAATTTCTGCTTCTGATTGAAGCCAATTCAACCATTCTCCGCAATCCTCGCAATCTGGATAATCAGGATTCGCCCACTGATAATCTTCTTTTACTTCTTTAAGAAACCCTGCTAATTCCTCATCCGTCATGCTACGGATTCTGTCTGCATTGGTCTGTGGTTTTTTCTTATCCATCCTGTTCACTTCCTTGCATGGTAACTGTAAAAGCACCCCCTGCCGTTCAGCATCTTCGAGTTCTCCAAGTTTTTGCAGAATAGCCCTAAACCTATGCTCCGATGAAAACGTGTTGCAAAGAATACTTAAATGCTCCTTAGAGACATACTTTCCATTCTTATCTTTTTTCGTAAGCCTTCTGTTTTCCAGCTCTCTTTCACAGGCTTTAATCCTGCCTTTATTTTTCCCACCGTTTTGTTTCATTGTCTCGATTGCCTGCTTAATCTGATATGCCGTTGCCCGATTAAGTTCTGATGTAAAATTCAAATCCGTTGCTGGCAATGAACAAAGGTTGCTTACTACATTTCCTTCCATCCTATTCCTCACTTTCTGCCAGCTTCGCCATTTTCCAATCTTTTATATTTCTACCTCTGTGAACGCTCCAATGTGTTGTTCCTCCACTCCATGCGTACACTATTCCGTTCTCGTATTTTGCAAAATGTCTTTTTCTCCACGCTTCTTCTTCGCTATCTCTTACCAAAATCGGCGTATCGACTGCAACCTTACTCCAATCAACAGGCGGCTCAACATATTCTGAATCTAACCATTCCAGCATTTTATGTTTACATGAATAATTAGAAATATAGAATCCGCACTCTGAACATCTCATCTCTGCGCATGGAACAGGCTCGCCATCTTTGAGTGCAAGTTTACTTACTGTAATATCAATGATTTTATCCGCATATTTTTCTTTATTCGTCATATTAAACCTCCAAATCACATACAAACTTAATCTCATCCGCCAAACTCTGCGCTATCATCGGCACCGTCAACTGAAACTGCTTGTAATTATCCAGTGTGTCAATGTAGTCGATGAATTTTTCCAAGAAATATTGCAACTGTTTCGCTGTTATCTTAAACTCCTTTTTCAGAATCGTAAGTGTCAGCGCAAAATAGTTAAACAAAGATGCGCTGGAAAGCCTGTATGCTTCACGCTCGATGCAGAAACCTTTCTTTGCATACAGGTTCATTAACTGTCTCTGTGGAATTTTCCCGACTTCCTCTTTGATGTCGATTCCGTATTTACTTTTCAGATAAACAGACAAGTCCTTTCCAGTATTTCCGCCGGACGATGCTTCATCTAAGTAAGATTTCAAAAAATCCTGCAACCGGATGATTCTTGTCTGCCCGAAACCGAATTTGTCATGCAGAATTATGTACCCAATCACGACAAAATCTTTGTATGATTTCGCTATAACCTTATCCGCATTTCTCTTTTCAAAATCATTTCGCCCGATAATCCGCATTTCCTGTTTTGTGTAAAATGTTGGCTTTTTATTTCGTCTCAAAGCGTTGCTCATTTCTTTGCTTTCTCCTTTCTGTATGTGATTTCCAACCATGCAAAATGGCTCAATACAAGCTGTCTTGCGCGTTCTTCAATCTCCATGCCTTTGTATTTGTTTATCAATGATTCTCCGGATTTTACAACTTCATCCCACCAAGAATCAGCGTTGTCCGGTGAATAGTATTTCTGAATGAATTGCCAATAATCCATAAATACTTGCCATTCTTCCGAACCCTTTTCGATCTTTGCACTTGCCATAGCTGCTACCTCTAAAACGGACAATCACCATTGTATGGCTTAAATCCGTCCCCACGTTCTTTCTTTTTGATTTCTGCAACAACATCATCAAGCGGTTTTTCAATTTCAACAAATTTCATGTGATCTCCATCAAACTCCATTGCTTCACGCATTGTCATTCCCTGTCTGTTCTTCTCGATTTTTACACCCTTGGCTCCCTTGTCATTGTCTGACAGATTCCACAGCATAATTATGTTTGATGCATCCTGTTCGATTGCTCCGGATTCCCTCAACTCTGCCATGGTAGGCTCTTTTGTGTCTCTGCTTTCGGAAGCTCTTGTTATCTGCGAAAGTGCTATTACATGTGTATTTAAGTCTCTTGCAACCGATTTTAAACCTCTTGAAATTGATGCTACTTCTTCATTTCTTCCGGAATATCTGTTATCCGGCATAAGCAATTGCAGATAGTCAACAACGATAACGTCAAAGTTTTGGTGTCTGCATTCTGACTTTATTTCCCTCGGAGATACGGTACCGGATGCAATCCATAATTGATAATCACCCATTTCCTCATTTGCTTGGTTAAATTTTTCCTGTTCATCACCAAGAAACGCTTTTGCCCTTCTGATTCTCGTTAAGCCGATTCCCGTAAGCCTTGAAATAAATCTCTCATACACCTGTTTGTCAATCATCTCCAAATTGAAATATGCGACTTTAAGTCCTTTTTTTGCCATATTCCCAATGATTTGCGTTGTGAGTGCGGATTTTCCAACTGCCGGTCTTGCGGCAATTACTGTTACGTCACCGCGTTCAAGATCTCCGAGTGCATCATCAAGTTGTGATAACCCGATTCTTATACCGCCCTCTCCAACACTTTCGTTGAAATACTTGTCCTTATTCTCACCAACAATCTCCTTAATTGGCTTTAGCTTTACTTCTTTTCCCTCTTGCAAATGTTCAAGTCTTGTAAGAAGATCGCTGATTGTATCATCAATGTCACATGGTTTTAAACTAGATTTCTGATACATGTCGCGAACCGTTCTTGCTTTGTATTCTTTTGCAACCGCATCGGCATAGCTTTTAACCATAGTTGAAGTGATTGTTCCGGTAATGCAGGATTTCATCAATTCGCTAATCTGCTCCTGGGTATATTTGTGGTTCTCAAGTGCCATTGATAAAGACATTGGATCAATACTTTCATTCCGGTCATACATAGCAAGCATTTCCTTGTATGTGTCCTGCGCAAAATCCGAACTAAACATTTCCGGTTTCAGCGTCCGCCAGATGCTATTTAGCACATCATTGTCAATCAGCACGCACCCGATCACTCCAAATTCTGCTTCTGTCAACTGCAATCACCTCGTTTCTCTGCGATCTGCAACCAATAGTCGCAATCATTTTTCAGCCAATCAACGTATTTTGGAATGTACCGAAAATCCTTATCGTCTGGATTCTTTTCTTGATAGTCACTCAAATATGCTTCTGTGGCTTTGTATAACAGCCGTGCAATGTCTGGTTGGTTCTCTTCGATAACTTCTAGCACTTTATCCATCCAAGCCGTTTTAGAGGTACTGTACGCTGTTTTCTTGGGGTATATACTAAAAGTCTTTTTCCATGCATCGTCAAAATCAAACAAATCTCCGGAATCGGTCGACAGCGAATTTTCTTTTATATTTTCTTTCTCTTTATCTTCTTCTTTTTCTTCTTCTTTATCTGAAACAGCGACGTCAGACGATTTATCGGGCGATTTTTGCTCAATTAGGTTCTTCTGCTTCTTTCTCCGGTTCTGCTGATAAAGCCTGTCACGTTCCTTTTTCTTCTCATAAGCGTCAAGCGTTTGGTGCTTATTCCAATTCGGAATCGTTATCACATTGTCAACAACTTCAATCATCCCAAACTCTTCAAAGGTTTTAAGCGCAAGCCTTACCGTGTTCAAATCTCTGCGGAAAATGGTGGCAAGCATTTCATCCGTGAACGGTAATTTGTTGCTCATCATAAACACACCGTTGTTATTCTGTTTTCCGGCAAGAATAAGAAGTTTGAACCAAATCGTAATGATGCTATCCGCACTCGGCATACTCTCAATCAGCAGAATCTTTTCATCATCAAAAACATCTGTTGTGATTTTAATCCACTTGACTTCTGCCATTTAATCACTCTCCTTTTGCCAAATATTTATCTTCTGTAATTAAGCGATCAATTTCATTCTCTAATTGCGCATACGAAATACTCATTTTCCAATTTACACCATTGCCATCGTTATACTCGATTTCATGTGACTTGGCATCGTGCCTAGCATCGTGGACAACATACGGTTCGTTTGTCATAAACCCAAAACCACCAATCCCATACTCTTCTTTCAAGAATGCGATCCTGTCTTTCTTGTTCTTGTTTGCCAAGAAGTATTCAAAGATACGTTGCTTTCCGCCTTGAGATAAAGAACCTTTCATTGCGTATGCAGAAATTGGATTAAAATTCTCGCTCTGTTCTGTTGGAAATAAGTCAAACAGGCTCATTTGACCTATGCAGGCTTGATTTCCTACGTTCATTCTGTGCCCCCTTTTTGCGTGAATCAGTGTCATAAACTTCTTATATTGTTTTTAGAGAATTATCGTTCCTGTTTCTCCTGTTTCCACTTATTTGCGAACTCATGCATTTCCACACGTTCATCATCTGCAAAGCGATGATATTTTTCGTCTATGTAATTGCAAAAATCATCAACAAAGCTATCTACTATCTGATTTCGTAATGCTGTAGCTTTTGCAAGTTTGCTTTTCTTTTGCCTTTCTCTCTCATGTTTTCTCCTGCAAATTGGACAATAAGGATTAGTTCGACTATTATAGCGACCGCTCATATAATGCGCTCCGCATTCAATACACTCTAATTCGTACTCGTCAAAATACCATGCAACATCATTTTCATATTTTCGAACCAGTTTTGCTCTAATCTCGCCCATTTGTCTCTCCTGCCTTTAATAAATTTATGAATTTTTCATACTGTTTCTCGGAAACCTTATTACCCTGTTTCTCCGGCTTCAAGCGGATTTCAAGGTGCTTTTCAGCGATATGTGACAATTCCTTAGCAAGAGTCTTTTTGCCCTGCTTGATGCCGTCATAATAGCCTTTAGCCGGTCGGTAATCATCAATCTTGGCTTTACCCTCACCCTGCGAACCACTTGTCTTATTCCGAAGCTGGTATCCATAATCGGCATATGCTTTGATATAATGCTGTTCCTGTTCGTCAAGTTCGGATGCCGGGAAATGTAAAAATCCGACTCTCCAACCGAAAGGGTTATCATCTGAATACAATCCATGCTTTTTGAGCGAAAGGTCTATATGCTGATACCCTACAAGATGCTGTGCAAGCCTTGCCAGAATATGTACCGCCTGTCCGATATACGCATACCGGAAACCATTTTCATCCGTTCGCGTGAGAAAGTAGATTCCGCTTTTATCGTCAAGGTCTGGATTCAATGCAAGCCATTTCTGCTTGTTTTTAGCTTCGATGGCTTTCGCCTGTTTGAATTTCTTATAATCCAACTCATTCACTTCCTCTCCAATGGTTCCATGCTCATTTGAGCCACAAACTTTCCGTAACTCATGCCAGAAGCGCGTGCCATATGATTCACAGCCTTTATTTCATCATCCTTTTTCTTTGGATTTCTCAATCGTTCTTTAACGTCAATGCTGATGCAGTCTTGACAATCAATTTTGTGTTCGTCTATCGTCATAAACAGCCTGCCACATTTCGGGCATATTCTTTTATACACAGTTCTTCCAGCCTTTTTAAAATTCTTAAACTGTGCGTATCTTTTTGCACATTTGGGTCTGCAGTATTTTTGATCTGGTCGCTTCGGCTCAAATTCAGCCATACAGTATTCGCATAATTTCAATTTTTACCTCCAATCTTTTGTAAGGGCGGCACGGTAAACGTACCGCCAAAACATGGCTTTCAATAAGGTTTGTGATAACTATTCGCCAAACAAGATAGTTTCTTTTAGGCTTTCGCCAAGGTGTTTCAACCTATTTTAAATTTTCAAGATATGCAATGCGTTCCTGTGTAATATCAAGTTGTGCCTTTGCAAGTTTTTCTTCCTTTCTTTCTCCCGAAATAAATTTTTCAATTGCCGCATTCCTGTTTTCTTCCAAAAAAATTATCGTGTTTCCTGACCATCCGCAAATGCTACCAATAGACTCTTTTCTGATTCTGCTTCCTTTGTAAAATCCGCCAATTGCATCCTCCAATGTCACATAAGTTTTGGCACATTCTTTTGCTTCGGCAACCTGTTCTTCGAGTTTTCCGCTTCGAAAACTGTAAATATATAATTTCATGTTTCCTCCATTCTTTCAGAACGGACAAAGGTTCATATCAACCTCTAGCCCTTTTTCTGCCACATAAACATTCGCTCCATATTCAATTGTTTCTTTCGTTCGTTGTAGGAATAACGCGGGATCTCCGCTTGTGTCCGATAAGTGTATTAAAACGACATTTCGTAAAGCTGGGTTGTCGTTCGTCTGAATAAATTTAAGTGCCGTATCAAGGCTCATATGACCTCGCAAACGGTGTTCGTAGTTTGGCTCATTCCGGTCTGCCAAGTCCATGCTATAATTGGCTTCAACCATGATATGCTCAACCTTCATGCCGGAAAAGTCATATCTGCAATACTCCAAGTCGGTCAAGAATAACAGCTTACCCATTTCCTCATGCTCAATTAAATAGCCGTAGCACTCTATTTCTGTATCATGCGGTACATTGAAGGGGGTAACCGTAAAACTGCCGATTTGTCGTGGTCTGCGCGGCGGAATGGCTATTGTACGCTCTCCTGTAATGGTTTCAAGTGCGGTCTGTGTTTCAAATGCCGTATAAACCGGAATGCCGGATTTCATGAAATCTTTTATGTATCTCGCATGGTCTCCGTGTTCGTGGCTTACAATGCAACCGGAAACATTTGCTATTTTCCAATCAATCATTTTCTTAAAATCAAGAAATTTGCATCCGGCTTCAATGGCAAGAATTTCTCCACTATTGCTGATTAAAGCGTAACTGTTGCCTGCCGATGATGAACCGCAACAACGCATAAGCATTTAAACCACCTCGCTTTCTTAATAAAAATACAAGAGAATCGGGTTCAAAATACATCCAAGAACTGTAAAAATCCACATAACAGGAGTGTAAACCTTGCTTTCCCAAACATTTTCTCTCCGTATTTTCTTATAGATTGGGAATGCGATAATCCAAACAAGCCAAGGAATATATGCCATTAGTCCAAATAATACTTTTTCCATACTCTACTCCAATTCTTCCTCTGCCGGAAATTGAAAGATAGCATTGCTAATGCATTCTATTTTTGACGGCTGATTTTCTGTTTGCACCATAATACCGCATTTCTTCAATCTTTCAAATTCCCTTGCCACATCTTCCGAAATATCAACATTCTGCATTACGATAGGCATACCGATATATGCATTTCTAAGCATTTCCATAGCTTTCTTTGCCTTTTCTTTGGAACCGTATTCAGCCATTTTTGTTCCCATTGCTGTCGAAGAGTTGTGGCAATAAATAGCCGCATGCTCAACATCTTCATATTTCCCGACTGCCATGCTCAAAGAACTGATTTCATACGGTACATCAATTGTGCCGTCCTGCGATATAACTCTCATAGCAACCTCCCTAATCTTTCATAAAGTCCGGTACATTCTCGTCATTCTCAACGACTTTCTCCGGCTCGACTGCTGCACTGTCGGTTGCTTCGGATTCAGCTACGACAAATGGTTCTGAATTGGCGTTCTCTGAAATTTCTTCCTGTGTAATCTGATACACTTCATCCATTTCAACTTGTGCCTGCCGTGCCATTGGGTCATAATTCTTAGGATATTTTCTTGTTGCGTTATTACACATTTTTCTCTGAATCATGCTTTCTGGAGTGTCAAGCCATGCACCGCTGATAAATGCTCTTGCAATTTCGCATTCAAGCATTTCGTCTACTGTCTTGCAACTTCTTAATGCATTGAGAACCTCTTCCTTTTTCTCTTTGATCTTTGCTTTTTCTTCCGGGGTTGCATCATACCGAGTTCTGGCAACTTCTTTCCCGTACTGTTTTTTAGTTCCTGTAATAACACCAAATGTAGCGTTCATCATATTCTGTTTTACATGAGATAAGAGGTTTACCTTAACGCTATCCCTATCAGCCGAAAGATATGTAATTGTACCATCTTTCAATTTGACCGGATAAACAACTCTTACCGTCTTGCTAGACAATCCACGTTCTTCCCACTCCGGCTCTGTAACAGTAAGTCCCTTGTGTTTTGGTGGAATGTATTCATCCCCCTCTTTGACAACCCAATAAGGGTACACTTGCTTTACGTCCTTGCCAAAATTTTCAAGAAGGGAATCATAGCCACTTCCTTCAATACCCATTTCGACTTGTTGCTGCCATATATCTTTTCCGTTTTCGTCTTTTCCGACATTAACATTTCTTAACTGAAAATAGCACTCTCTTGGATATGCGCTTGCGTTTAACTTAAGGCTTGCGCAACGCTTAACAATACCCCTTAAATTACTTGTATCAAGATTTCCCATATTTACCTTTGGGTTATTCTTTACAAGACCGTAAATGCTTGTCATGGCTTCCATTGCGCACTCTTTTGAGTAATCGTCCATATTCATTCCGCAAGACTTATAATCGTCAATGATAAGACCTGTTATAGCATTACTCCATTCGCTCAATGACGTTGTAAATGCTTTCTTTTCTGCAACTGCCGTGTTCTCTGCCATAATTACTTATCCTCCATTTTAAATCTCGTTAAATTTCTGCACCGCATACAACTCGTTTGGAGTCTTTGCATACACATCACCATCAACTACCACAAGGTAATCGGCACCCTCTTTCTTAAGTTCAACCTCGCATGACTTACCATTTACATAAAATCTCTTTGTTTTGATAACCATATCTATTCCTCGCTTTCTTCATTTTTTACAAGTTCAAATTCATACACGCTATTCATTGTTTCAACTACAAGATTTCCCTTTTCGTTGATAAATGAACCAAAAACACGGCTTGTCCTTAATATATTTCCGGAGTAATCCGTTCCGTCAGCATTTCTGACATATTCAAGAATCATTGGCAATCCAATATGTGGGTTTGGCTTCTTTGTGATTCTGCCGATTCTCAATGGGTATCTGCCATCCGATCTTGTAATGCGCGTTTTTTCATCTCGAATATCAACAATGCGATATTCTTCACACTTCTTCACAACTGCCACTTTATCAGCACCGTAGGTATCCACCCACTTCATATCCACGGTTTCATCCGTGACCGTCAGCTTTGCACCCTTGGCATTTACAACCGTGTCACCAGCTTTCACGGAATCCTCGGTGCGATACACGTAGCTTCTTGTGATGTTTGGAAATTTCGCTTTTATATACTGCATTTATCATCACTCCTCAATTTTCAAACCAAATGGAACATTTCCATTAACGATAGATTGCCAATGTGCAACAACATCTGGACAAGCACTTGGATTGCACGGTTCCGTTGGGGCGAACATAAATCCGCTCTCCTGTTTCTTATTTTCCTCATCCCATTCTTCCATAGTTCCAAAACCAAGGTGCTCATAGAATTTTGGGTTGTCCTCATATGTTGGGTATTCCGGATGCTGTTTCTGCCATTCCACAACGTCTACTTTAAACTTCTCCATATCAATAACCCATTTATCATGAGCAACCTTCCATTTTTCCACATCATCGTTATTCTGGTTAATTTTGTTTTGATCTTCTTTCTTGACAGATTCCCAAATTCTACTACTTATAGATACAAAAGAATCTTTATACTGCGGATAAAGAAGATTGTCATAATCAAGAATTTTCAACCCTGTCTTATTGTTCTGAAAATTCCATTCTCTAATAACCTGCCACATAATGCATCCGGCTTGAAATCCGGTAATTCCACCTGTCGGAGAATTGTTAACTGCGCACATGGCTGCTATCCCTGCTGCTGCAACTGCGTGGCAAATAGTTCCATAATCATGCGAATAATCTTCTGTTAAATGCCTTACAAATTCCGGAAGTGTTTCCACAGTCTGTTTTTTCGCTTCTTTGTACCACCCATCATGAATTTTCATTTCTTCGGTAATCTGCTGTTTCATCTTCTAAACCCTCTCTTCCATTTATTCCTCGCGTCTTTTTCACAATACGGAAGAGAACAATGTCCGGCTCTTCCCCAGAACCCTTTACTTGCACTCTTCCAACGCTTGCATGACATACACTGTGCATCCGGCTGTGTGACGTTGTTTCCAATTCCTACTCTTGACATTCGACAACCTCGCTTTCTACAACGTATCCTGATGGAAAATTTCTTTATCCTTTGCGAATATAATTGGATGGCCATAATAGCCGTTATGCGCATTGTAGACTGCAAATTGTAATGTGCCTTTATCAGTTTCGAAATCAACAAACTGAATACCGCCGCAATCTTCGTAATAGCCGGATTCATCTACCTTTTTCTTATTAAGAGCCTTATCTGTAAGATTTACCGCTCTTAATTCAGAACCGATAAACTCCTGTTCATCATCATTTAAGTAGAAATATCCCCAGCTTTCACAACAACATTGTCCATTGTCAATCAGCAAAAGAAATTCATGCTTATCCGTTTTGACTTTGTACCCATCATAAGATGCACCGCCCATTAAACAGCTCATCATCTGCATGATGCCAAGCCTAGACCCATTGCTACCATTTAACGAACCGGTATTTTCTAAAGATACATTCGTTATTTCTTCGATGCTTAAAATTTTCCCTAACGTTTCCATCCTACACTCCCTCGACTTTCAACTGCTTGTCCTCTGTTACTGTCAGAAGAATTAGCTGCGTATCAACAGCCGGTACATATTCATCATTGATGCTCTCAGCACCATCAAGGAAGATAGGAACATACATATTAAAGAACTTCTGAAAACTGTTGCAAATATCAATCTTCGCTTCAATTTCCCTGCCAGTGTTAGTCGTGTCACCGAACACCTTGTAAATGCCAGCTTCTTCATCAAGCACCGTAGGAATACAAACTTCCTTATATTCTCCGTTTTTCTGGAAATCGAACAACTTCCAACGTACAATACCGAAATGCTGATTGATTTCTTCAACAAGTAACTTATTCTTTCGTTTTGAAACTTCTTTGAGCTGATAAAGAATCCTCTCGGCATCTGCCTTTGCTTGTCCATACTCGTTCTGTTTATGTTGCATATCTGCAATCTTGTCATCAATTTGAACATTGTTTTCAGCCTGTGCAATAATCTTATTTACTTCATCAAGCTGGCTCTGCAGATCTGCTTTCTCGACTTTCAAATCAGTAACAATCTTGTCCGCACCATCAGATTCCAGCTTTTCAATATCGGCGAGAACCTTGTCACGCTCTGCTTTCAGTTTCACATAATCTTCATTCTGCGTGTAATCAGCTTCGCTCGAGATCTCGGATAACTGCTTCGAAAGTTCTTCTTTCTTTGCAATGGCATCCTGTTCCTGTTTCTTTAAAGCGTCAATTTCTGTATTCAGATCAGCATTTTCCTTTGTAAGTTCGGTAATAAGTTCTTTCTTCTCGGTGCCAATAGTATTCAACCGATTCAGTTCAACCTTTTTGTCAGTGTCAAACTTAAATCTTTTTGCTTTCAGTTTTTCTTCCGCATCCGCCTTGGCTTTTTCTTTCCGGCTTTCAAAATCAGCCTTTAACTGCTCGATTTTATCTTCCGGCAACTTCTGACCGCACAGTGAACAAACAGTGCTATTTTCATCAAATACCCACTTGGATTCGTCAAACAGGTAAGCCGCTTCATCAAATGCCTTGGCATATTCTGCATTGTACTTTTCTCCAATTTTCTTCCGTTCTGCATCCGCATCTGTGATAGCCTTTTCATTACCGACAATCTTATTTTCTTTCAAAGAAATCGTCTGCTCCAGATGTTTTAATTCATCTTCGCAACCGCACAGATCAGCATCAATTTCGTATCTACGATTGGATAATTCGCGGTTCATCGTCTGTGTAATTCCGGATATATCAAGTTGTAACCGCATTTCCTTATCGCGCAATTCGTCAAGCGAATGATCGGCGCCGGCAATCTTCTTATCGCATTCAGCGATTCTTCTTGTCAGATCAGCCTTGGCAAGTTCCTGCTCTGCCACATCCACATCAACCTTAGCTGACTCTAAACCGATAATTTGATTCGGGATTGCATCTAACTGTTCAACTGCTTTCTTCTTGGAAGCGTTATTCATGGCTTCAATTTCCTCGAATTTATAAGATTCAAGTAGTTTTGCAACATCCGCAGTTTCTTTATTCATTTGCGCAATCTCTAAATCTGTTTTTGCACTTGCCATAGCGAATAAGGATTTTCTCATTTCATCCTGTTTTTTCTTCAACGACAAATCCTTAGTGAACACATTCGGGTGCGAACAAATGAGGAATTTATCAAACTCAAACCCTAATTCTTCCAGATATGCCTTAAAATCACGTTCTGTCTTAGGCACAGAATTGATCTCATATGTATTTGTGATAGTAACTTTCGAAACTCCATTTTTATCCGGTTTTCCAACTTTTCGCTTCTGCATCTTGGAAAGAGTGATTTCTTTTCCACCTACATCGACAGTTGCAGTAACGGTTGGAATGCAATCTTCTGCATTGTCCGGTTTGATGTTCGGGTTGCTTGTAAGTTCATAGTTCTTATCAGAAATCAGCCAGTACCATGCCGCCCCGATTGTGGTCTTTCCTCTCCGGTTCATGCCGGAAACCCTTGTTGTCTTGCCAAATTCGTATGTCTTATCCTTTACCCCTTTGAAATTCTCTATATGTAACGATTTCAAAATCATTCGCATTATTACACCCCCACGATTCCTTTTATTGATAACTCATATGTAACTTTTTCCACAACGCGACCATCTTTACACGTTTTATTGTATCTCCGGCTCTGCAATCTTCCGTATGTGCTTACCCTATCGCCTAAAGCAAGCGAATCCGTATACTCTGCGCCCCTCCCCCATGCAATGCAAGTAATCAAATCCTCTTTTCCGTTTTCTCTTACGCTTTTGAGCTTCACATCACAAATTTTACGACCAAGCGGTGTTTCTCTAAGATGCCTTTCCTCGATAATTCCCTCAAGACTTACTTCATTCAAAGGGCTATCATCCTCTGGTTTTGTGATTGTATCAGCCATAACATACATAAGAATAGCTTCTCCAGACCCTGTTTTTACGTGCCGGGTAATTATCTTCCCACTGACGAATACTGTTCCGCTAATTTCTGTATCACAGATTTTTTCATCAAACAGTACCGGAATTATATCTGCAACACCGCTTCTTCTCTCAACTGCGATAAAGAATTTATAAAAAATCTTACCGCTCGGTGTTGTATGGCTTTCCCTTGGTGCTGATACAACATCACCGATCAGTGTTATTTTGTTCTCCATTTGCTTCTCCTTTCCATTTCTCTTCCGAGAACCTTTTTAAAATTCTCTTTATCATTCTGTTTCTTTCGTTTCCCTGCCAAAAGTTCGGCAAGCATACGCTTTTCTTTCGTGGAACATCTCGTGCCACTTATATACACAACGCCTACCATGCATCCTCTCTCATTCTGCGATTTCTCTTAATTCGCTTGTCAAGTTCGGCTCTCTTTCGGTCTACCTCTGACCAGTAATACATAATTGCCGCAATTACCGCCCCTGCTACAAATTTAATAGCCGAAGCATCCCCGACCACGCCATCACTATCCATATAGCACGCGGCAACCAAGGAATACTCCATTGCCACCGCACCTATGATGAATTGGATTACTTTTTTCATTCATGCTCCTTTCTGCCACTTTATAATTTAGTACCAGTCAGAAACAAACGTTCCGAGTAACGGACATACAACAACATCTATAAAACGCGCAGAACCATCTTCCATGGAATATGTAAAAGCCATTGCAGGTGTGTAAGTCGAATCTCCTGTCTGTATCTGTGCATCTCTTACATAGACTCTATATGTTGTTTCCTCGTCAACGAAAATGCTTGAAAAAGTTTCCGCAGAGTCAACCTTTGCCAAATAGTTGTCACCGCTACGAATTACCCTTGAATTAACTTTCTGAAATTCAAAATTGCTCATTTTAATTCTCCTTTCCATTATGTGTTTCGTTTTCCTCGCCCTGCTCACTATGTTTCGAAGCAGAACTCTCTACCATTCCAAGGACATATCCTTTCTGAAAATCTGTCATATTCGGAATGGCATCACGAAGCTTTTCGACAACGCGTTTTTCTTTTTCGCTCATTCAATCACTTCCTTTCATGCGCAATATCTGATTTCGTACTCTGCTACGATTTTCGAAAAGATTTCACGCAATTTCTTATCATCCTCAATAATGTCCATTTTGTTCAATGCACTGATTTCTGTTTTCGTGCATCCGCTTTCTGCCATGCGCTCGCGTCTGTTTCTGATTCTTCTACTCAAGTCGCATCCTGCACGGTGTTCAAGTTCTGAATACATTTCAGTCCTCAATACATTGAATTGACAATCTGCATTTCTCTGAATCCGGTTAAACTTGGCATTGATTTCATTTCTCCAATTATCAAATACCGGTTTCACCGCTTCTTTGATATGTTCAGTTGTCTCAATGGCTTTCTGTGCTGTGTCCTGTGCCTTGGCAATCTGTCTGTCTCTCTCCTTGTCAGCAAGTTCTTTTTGAACCATCTGATTAAGAAGCCCTTGCAATGCTTGCAATTCCGGAGATAACTGATCGTTAACACTTTGATGTACATTAAAATAAGAAGAAACTAATTTTCTTTGCACTTCCCATGCCAAATCATCCGTGAATGACTTTACTAACATCAGATAGCCCTGCTCGGTAATGAGTGCTTTGCTCATAAAATCCTTGTCAGATATAGGAAACATGCGGCTTGTACGAATTTCGTCCGCGCTTACAATGAAGTAATCTTCTCCCTCAACGAAGCGTGCTTTGTTCGTATTAAAATTTCTTTTCGCTGTTCCGTCTGGTCTTTCATGTACCATATCAATATCCTTAAATGTGACCACTCGCCTGCCCTTGTACTCTTTGATGGAAATATCTGCATTTCCAATGTGTACTAAATTATCCATACTTTCGCTTCCTTTCTGTGATATAATATTTTCAAAAACGGAGGAATTAACATGCTTCTAAAAATTGAAAGAATAATATTAAAGAAAATATCTAAAACAAATTTTTCAATCGAACTTTCCGAAATAGGCAAATTCGATGAAGAAGATGTATATCAAGCGTTTTTGGATTTGCAGGATAAAGGATATGTAACAAAAGTAAGTACATCTGCGGATAGATCAAATTTTAGCTTTATAGTTTCTCCAAAAGGAAGATTTTATAAAGAATACTTTTTCCTTTCATTTTTGAGAAATATCCTTATCCCATTTGTCGTTGCCATAATCACGGCAACCGCCACATATCATTTAGAAAAAGTAGCAGATAGCTATTCCGACAGCAGCTCCAGCCAATGCGCTTATGAATTGGACTCCTCCAATAATGAACGGCTCAAACTTATCAAGTAAGTCGCGCTTTTGTCTGAACGTCATTTTCTTCATGTTATCACCTCTTTCCTGTTCATTTGATGTACATACAATAGCACATTAAATATACATTGTCAATAGTTTTTGTTGACTTAATGAACATTTAATGTTAATATAATTGTGAAAGGAGGGTAAAGGATGAATGAGAGAATAAAGCAAGTTCGGTTATCGACAAAATTAAGTCAAACCGAATTTGCAGAAAAAATTTTAGTCTCACGATCTGCTGTATGCAAAATGGAAAGCGGAGAAAATTCTCCGTCAGAACAAACTGTTAAATTGATTTGTCAAGAGTTTAATGTCAATGAAGATTGGCTTCGCACCGGAAACGGAGAAATGTTTGTTGAGTTATCAAAAGACGAACAGATTTCAGCAATGCTTGGAGAAATTCAAAGATTAGGTGATGAAAACTTTAAGTATCGACTTGTTTCTGCACTGTGCAAATTAAGCGAAAGCGATTGGACAGCCTTAGAAAATTTAGTAGATATGATTTCAGACAAAAAGTAAAAAAGAGCCAAGGGCAATGCGCAGACCCTTGGCTCTTTTCCTATTTTAATAAGTTACTTATGTATGCATATATGGTTTTTAACCAATGCAAATTTTCGCATTTTTCAATAAGTTTAATGATTTCATTTTTGTAGTACTCTTTTCCCAACCTAAAACCCCCAATCATGTGCCCTATGTAGCGATACAGATATTATAGAACGTGTGTTCGGCATAGTCAATCCCCAATTATGGGTGGAGTCATGCCAAACCCCACCCATGCCAGAACTTGAAGTGTCCTTTCGGACAAGTTCATAGTATCACTGTAATATGCATGATTTCAATATTTTTCGGTCGCAAGTTTCGACAGGAAATGTCATTGCAGAGAAGCGGAAAGCTGTTTCTCAATCTCTTCTTGCACTTTTGCGCGCCAACGCATCGGCACTTCATCAATTGTCATTTTCTTGTCTATAAGAATACGTCTTACATAAAACTTAACCATTATTCTTCACCTCCGATTATTCCGGCTAAATCCTCGATAGCTCCTGCGTTTGCTTCATGCCCGGCTTTCAGCTCATCAATTGCCTTTTCCATTTCCGTCTTTGTCCGAAGTCGAACAGTTACAGTGTATGTGCCATCTTCTTTCCCGTCCTCTCCCACGTTTGGAGTGTAAGAAAAGCCATCGGATTTAAGGTCTGTGTATTCCCCGGACACTTCCCCGTTGTGGGTGAATGTCACTTTTGCAAGGTTGTCCCCGGAAAACGCTTTTGTGATTGTTTCGATTCCGGCAAAATCTGCCGACTGAATCTGAATGTTGCCAAGGCTTGCACAATCGGCAATCTCGTATTCTGTTTTGTCTTTTAAAATGATTTTGTCCATATTATTTTTCCCTTTCTATGATAAAAATTGTTTATAAATTACGTTCGAATGTTTGTTCAATATATTTTCTTAAACGGCAGTTTAAATGACGTAAATAATTTTAAAGTCAGAAAAGTTATTGATAATTGGTCTTCATCGTCGCAAGTATCTGGTGGTTGTGGGATATACAAAATAAACACGATAGAAGATAAATTCTATAATTTGATATCTAAGAACGTAACAACTTTTAAAAATGTTGGCGATTACACACTTATGATATTTTCGTGGAATGACTTAGAAACTTTAAACTATAGCTCTGGGTTGCTTACAAGTCCACGAAGTACTACTTTTTGTTTTGTACAAGTTTGGGATGGGGACTTTATTCTATACGATGTTTAGTTTTATTCTGGAAAGAGTATTATTAAGAAATAACATTCCAATCCTGCCAATTTCCCGAATCTTTGGCACGAACGGCTAATTTTCCATTGTATTGTGAAGCTATAGATACACCTATTTGAACCGCATAGCCACCACCTGGCTCAACAAATGGAATTGTTAAAAGTATCGTGTGGAAATTTGGAAACGGATTATTGGTAGAAGTATCATAATTGCTGTTCGGTGGCATACGTGCAATTCCAGGGTCAGCGTTGTTCGCATCTTTTGTTTCTTTAATCGCATAAAATACAGTATTTAAACTGCCGTTTAAATCACTTAACTGTTTCGCAAGCGTACCATCAATACTCGGGTTAGCCTGCCTCGCATCCAGTGCGAAGCCTTCCACTGTTGTTACCTGGTTGTTTACGATGCTTTCCGGTTGCAGTGCGCTTCCGATTTTATCCTTTAATGCATCTGCCAACTTTATGACGTTTTTCGCTTCGTCCAATGTAATTGTGGTGCCATCCAAGTTAATGCTAAGCGTTCCACTCTCATCTACGCTCATGCTTTTCCCGTCCGGTTTTACCACACCGGCTTCATCAGCCGTAGCAACACCACCAGCACCACCCACGATAGACTTAGACCAATACTCTGTATTGCTCGTTGCCGTTCCTGCCGGCACATCCTTTTTTGCGAAATAAAGCGTATTGTTATAAGTCACTGCATCCAATCTCTTATATGTAGCATCTGCGCTCCAATCGCCCTTTGGCACGATTGCTACTCTTCCTGCTATAGCCATTTAAGCCACCTCCCAATTTAAATTTCCGTCATTGTCAACGACAAAGTTATAAGCAGAATTGTCCGTGTAAATCAACTCTCCATCCTCATTCACATCAAACTCTGTCATTGTGAGTTTCTTGTTAATCTCGCTTTCGATTCCCTGCACCCTGTCTGCGCTGTCCTTGGCATCTATGGCAGATTTTGCCGCCTTGGTTTCGGACGTTCCTGCGCTTTTGGCAGATGCTACAGCCTTTGCAGATTCCACTTTAATATCTGCAAGATAATCCGGGCGCAGATGCTTTTCTTGGATACTTCCCTCTTTCACGATTGCGGACACCTTACCGTCACTTCCGATTGCAAATGTGATCGTATCAGAGTCCAAGAACTCATACTCTGTAATCAAGGATGATAAATCCACGTTCTGCACCGTGCCATCGTCCAACGTGATAATCAGTTGTTGTGTCTGCGGATTGTACTTGAAGTTGACCGCCAACTTTTCCAACTTGGTATCAATGACTGCTTTGGAACCGTTCATTTTCACAACAGTGATCGTTCCCTTTGATTCATCCCACAGAATTTCTTTCACAAGCTCATTTGCCTTTGCCAAATCAACCTTAGACGCATCCATAGCAACCACACGATCATCCAGATTGTCAATGCCGGCTTCCGCATTATTTAACCGCATGGCATCAATTGCTGTTTTCTCGCTTGGAAAATTCTCCCAGTATGTCCGGCTATAAATTTTCTGCATGGTTCACACTCCTTTCTAACGCTGATAATCTGCGTTCCAGATCTTCGTTTTTCTGCTGCAAAAGTTCGATTTCTTTCTGCTGCATCTGGATCATCTGTATGTGCATTGCATGGAGATTTTCCTTGTCAATTTTCCATGTCTTTGAATCTCCATGAATTGCTTTTTCATCCTCTTCGGCATTTTCTTTTAGTACAAGTCCGCTATCGGACAATCCGGCATCCTGCAAAATCTTCTCTAAATCCTGCGCAATTAAACCAAACTGTAAGCCTGTGTGTTGCGTGATGTATCCGGGTTTCCATGTATACTCAACTGGGCGCATTGCCATATAAACGCTTTTAATATCCCTTAATGATTGTATATTATTTTTCAGCCTTCTATCGGAACTCGGAATAGAAATCAAAAGACCCTCGATATCCAAGGTACTTTCCCTTGAACCAAAATCAGACATTTTATTAAAGTGTCTAGGCGAATACTTGGTTGTAGAGCTATCATTAAGTGTATAGTCTACGTCTGTAAAATACCCACTTGGCAATTCGCTTTTGGTTGCGTAGTCGCTCAGCGAATTGTCAACATAACTTTCTGTCGCCAAGTTTTCCCCGTTTGCGTCAGTAACAGATAATAAGTCCAACTTAACATTCTGCAATAGCGCATTATTTCTTCCGTCATGACCTAATATCTCTACCCCAGATACCTCACCACTGTCAAAAAGCAGAGATTCTATTATATGTACTCGTCCGCTACCGTCCAGTTCAAAGTTGTTACATTCTACAATCAATCTGTTTCCTCGTAGCACAATTTGGTCAGCACTGGCATTGATCATAGAAATAACTTGGTCGTTCTCGTCTCTGCCTAACTTCAATTCCAGTGATGCGTCTAATTGCCCTTCTGCCTTTTGTGCACGATTGACTTCTGCGACAATGCTTTTTGTGGTCTGCTCAAACTTGGTATTTGTCTGTTCCTCTAAATCCTCGTATGTGGATTGAAGATGATCTGCGTTCCTCTCTAACTTTCCGGTACGCCTTTCCACACTTTCAATCGTGTCTCTGATCGAATTAACCTTTGCAGAGTGTGTCTGCGTACCCTGTGCCGAGATTGAATCTCTCTTGCTCTGCACACCGGTTAGGGTACGTTGCAATAGATACGTTTCAACAATTTCTCTTGTGGTATTGAACCGGATGGGTTCGCCAAGTGTCAGACATGGATTTCCGACACAAGTGCAACTTTTAATCGGTGTGTATACCGCCTGTTTCATAATCGGCAATAGGTTATTTGCAATCTGCTCCAGCTCCGCTCCGGTCTTATCTGATACAAGAAAGTTTCCTGTAATCGAATAGTTGTTCCCGGCAGTTCCAACAATAGCACCGGCATTATCTTCGCTTGTCTTGATTTCAAGCTGTGTGATTGCCTTACTTTGGAAGTCCTCGTAATCAAACGTGATGTAGTGTCCGGTCATGGACTCTGTGTTTGCATCAGACGGAAATAAATTGTCAGACGGAAACAAATCTTCTGCCGGATAAAGTGCGCTTGTGATTGCTTTCAGAAAGACATACTCAAACTTGCCCTCTCGGTTGATATTACCAAAGCATCCGTTGATCTCACAGATTGCCGTTACAACGGTTTTTCCGCTGATAGCGGATTCTTCTGTGACCGCACTTGAATCGTCCGTCTGCGTGGCTACAATCGTCTTATTGACCGTCATGGAATCATTGACAAGGCTTGTTTCAACTTGCGCAATTCCAAGATGCGCAAAAAAGCTATCGCGGAACTGTTTAAGTGTCATTGGAAAGCTAAGTCCTGCATACCAAGACTTTACATCCGTATTGATAATGTCATACATAGCGTCATATGCCGTAATCTGCCGTTTTGTACGGTCAGCCGTAGGAACATCGGATGCCACCTTAAAAGCTCCGTATGGCATCGGATTTTGGCTATCTCCGTCAATCGTTTCTTCGATAGAGATTGTCTTTCCGATAATGTTTCCTGCGGTGTTTCTTGCTGTAAATTTTACGCAATTCGCTTCGCACGCTCCAAACTTTAATTCAGACTCCGAACAAAGGCTTTCTTCAAGCGCAAACGTACCGATTTCAAGCATCGAATTGTCTATTTTCTGATTTGTTCCAACAACAGATATGACCATCTGCTTATCTGTCGCGGAATCCCAATACTTTTCTTTCAAACTGCTATTTATCATATACACCACCTACAAACGAAAATTTGATTGCGTCATACTTAATCTTCCCATGTGCCACAGAATAGAACGTAGGCTGAATGTCAGCGATATATCCATACTGCGTCACATAGCCGCGTTTTTCCGGCACGTATGCCGTGATATAGCCACCACGCTCCTTTGCCTTTGTATAGTTCTTTTCAATGTTTTTCCAAAAATCATCAAACTGCTTTTCGGTCAGCATGGCTTTGGTTTCAAACTCGACCTTTAAGGCTTTCAGTTCCACGGCATCACGATGCTCATATCCGTTTTCATCCGTCCAGGGGTCTTTGTCCTGCATATTTACATAGGAACTAAACGTGTCCTGCTTTATTAAACTGTTCGGTATGGTATAATTGCCAAACTTTACTAAATATCCACCATATCCCATCGTCTACCTCCTAAAATGGGCATAAAAATAGCACCTACCGTGTTGGTAGATGCTATCCATTTGATTAAATTTTAAGCTACTACTGATTCCCATTCAGATTTCAGCTTTTCTACATCGTTTTCAAAAAGTTTGCAAGCGATTTCATACAACTGCGGAATCATTCCCATTTCCCTGTCGATATAATCCATCTTGTTTCTTACTTTTGGTTTGAGTGTGCAACCTTCCATCCTTGATTTAAGGTTGCAGTGATATTTCCTTTCAAATTCTCCATAAAGCAACGAATAGCGTTCTTGATACTTTCCATCGGCACCGAAACGGACAATCTGCGTTATCCGCTGTCTCTTTGTCGCCAAGTCAATATCATCAACGAGTCCGATAATAACATCTTCCTTATGGATGATTTCTTTCTTCTGCCTTTTAATGGTTTCGTTCTGCTCTCTAACAGTTTTTAATGTCTGTGAGAATATCAGCTTAGTGTTTTCATCTGCGTATGGTAGGTAAGTGGAAATAAATAATTCATCATTATTGACATACCCACCTGTTTTACGGATTGTAGGGAGAACCTCGGATGTTACCCAACGTTTGAACTTATGAAGTTTTTCTTTTCTTTCGTTTATAAGGGAGTCGTTTTGTGACACACCCTTTGCTTTCTGCGGTTGCATTTGAAAAAGCAAGGAATATAAACCGCTTTCATTAACAATCGTCATTTTTTGTTTTCCACCTGGAGTATCAATTTGTGACACACCCTTATCAGAATCATCAATATTCGAAAGGCTTCTTCTGTAATTCGTATCTCCAAATACTTCGCATATATCCTTTCCAACAAACCATGGTTCATCATCGACCATGGCCATTCTAATCTGTCCGAATATTGGATTCTCAAATACCTCAATGCCGTTTTGAATCTTAAGCATAAGTTGTGATTTTTTCATTCGTGTCTACCTCCATACATTTTTATCTGAATAAAAAAGAGGAAGCCACTTGTGAAATCACATTGGTTTCCTCTTTCGTACAGTATGGCGTTCGAGTAAGTAATCCGCATCTTCACGGATAAGGTTGTTTCCTTAGTAATAAGGATAGACTATTTTTGATTTTGTGTCAATCAACTTTTATTCTTCTGCCACTATTGAAAATTTTACTTTTGAATTTCCATAATAGCTTGTACTGTATTCTGTGTCAAAAACATTCGTGTCCATAGGCACTTCAAAATATATTGAACCTTTAGTTTTTTTACCCGGACTAAGCGTTGTGTCAAATGTGCTGTCTATGTAATCAACAGCATAATCGTCTGCGTATGCCGAAAAATCATATCCAGAAATGTCTTGATCTTCATCTGATATATTTTCAAACTCGAAATCTAGTTTCATAAACGCATTTCCATCATCAGGACTTTGATACGCAACATCGTCCAATGTTAATTTTGCAGATGAAAATGTTATTATCAAGTCATTAGTCTCAACCGAATCGCCTAATGTGAAGTAGTCATCGTATGAATCGGTCGATTCTTCCGTTTCATCATCCGATGCTTCCACATCTGGACTGCTTTCAACTTTTTCTGGTTGGTCTGAATCACTTTCATCAAATACAAGTGCCGCAAAAATAAAAATAATTATCGCAACTATTGAACAAGCAAGACCAGCAATTGCAGTTCCATGCCCTTTCCATTTTTGCGTAAGTGCAATTATTGCGCATACGAGACCGATTATTGCAGGGATTACACCTATCGCAACACATGCTAACAAAATTCCTGCTATTCCGCACACTAAAGATGCAATTCCCCATCCGCTTTGTTTCATAATCAAATTCCTCCCAAAAATCCTTTAACTCATTTTAGTAACCCAAAAGAATCTGTCACGTAGTAGTCGGAATCTTCCGAGTCCTCATTCCAGACAACTAGGGATAGTTGTATGTTGTCAATATTCTTTATTGGCAAGCTCACAATGTTATCATCCATTGTCCACCACGTTACATAGGCTTTTTTATGCGGAGATAGATCTTGATATAACGTTCCTTCTACCATAGCATCATTTACTGATGATGTGTCAGAATTAACCGTAATATTATTGTCTGTAATATTTTCGATTGTCAAGCAAGCTATAAGTTCGTCCGGGTATGTTCCCTTCTTTAGCCCTGTAAAGTAAACCCTAATGCTCGAATCTTCGTATGCAAGTCTGTTGATTTTCTCTTTCACGGTTACTTTGCAAGAAATCACTTTCTTTCCGACTTTAGCTTTGATCGTTGCCGTTCCGGATGATACTGCTGTAACAATTCCGCTTTTACCTACCTTTGCAATGCTTGGTTCGGTTGAACTCCATTTAACTCTTGCTTTTGTTCCGGTAACTTTCAATTTCTGTGTTTTCCCAACATCAAGCGAAATTGCTTTCTTGTTTAATTTGATAGTTGCCGCCTGCGCAACAATCTGTTTCCCATCTGCATTTTGGATTGGCATAGCCGAAATCAAAACGGCAAACGCCAACCCCATAGCTACTAATAATTTTTTTGTACTTCTCATAATGACTCCTTTCTTGTGATATGATTTATTTAGAATTATATCACGTTCAATTATAGAAGTCACTAAAAAACATATACATTATCTCCGGTTCGATTGTAATGTTCTCTCCCATAATCCCTTGCGGCTTTTCCTATGTCGTTTGTAGTAATTCCGAAATTTTTCTGTAAAATAGCTTGTAATAACTGATTTTGCTGTCGCAATAAGGAAACCTCTTGCGCAGATGTTGAATTGATGGCATCTTTGATTCCGGTAATTTCTTGGCTTCCTGCGACCGCTGGCTTACCTCCGACTGTTCCCATAATTTCCGGAAGCCCATTTTCTCCAACTGTTGCTATGCTATATTTATCCATAAAACCGCCCGTTGCATAAGCCTTTACTTTAGGTAGGCTCACTTTCGGCACAAGATCGACTCCGCTCCACTTTACCTTCGCTACTTTAGCCGCCGCAGAAACAACACTGTTAAACCCTTTCAAAACGGTATTCACTCCACCGATCAATGAATTTATTGCTGTTTCAATTCTTGAAATTACGGTGTTCATTGCCCCGGCAACGCCACTTTTCACGCTATTCCATAATTTGCTGAATATTTCAGCTACACTTTCTTTCATCTTCGAGAAAGCATTTTTTATCGGGGTGGTTACATGTTCTTTAAACCAACTAGAAACACTGTTCCACGCCCCGGTTACCGCTGTTTTTGCCGCGCTAAATGCTTTCTGAATAGATTCTTTTGCTGAACTAAAAGCATTCTTAATAGGTGTTGTAACATGCTCCTTAAACCAACCGGAAACCACAGCCCATACCGATTTCACAGTTGTCCATAGAACCTTAAATGCGGTTGATACTGCCGATTTCAATAATTCAAAATTCTTCTTTATTGGCTCTATTACCTTTGATTTAAACCAATCAGAAACAACAATCCATACCGCCTTGACAATAATCCACAATCCTTCAAAGATTTGACCAACTCTTTTCGAAAATCCTTGGAAAAATGAAACAATAGGAGTTATAACATTAGTATTGAACCATCCAGAAACTGTTTTCCATACACCGGATATATCTTTCCATAAAGAAGAGAAAAAACCGGAAACGGATTTCCATAATCCCTCAAAAAATCCGCTTATTGGCTTAATCACATTAGTATTAAACCAATCTCCGGCTTTTGAGAAAATTCCTTTTATTTCTTTCCAATGATCCTTGACTACTACAGTTGCCGTTGCAACAGCAGCTACTATTCCTGCGATAATCGCTGCCGGTGCTGCCGCTACCCCTAAAATAACCGCCCCGACTGCCGTAATCGTAACTCCGACAAGCATAAGTGCTTCATTAAGCCAACTGAATCCGTTCTTTAACATGGTCACAAAGTTTGATATTGCAGTAAATGCGCCAATCGCAACGGAGCCTATTCCGGTTATTGCTTTTGCAACAGGGCTTATAAATGCAAGCGCACCTTCTGCCGCTTTACTTCCAAACAAAGCCTTAAATCCTGCTGAAATGGTTGTTCCAACCGTCGCAAATGCCGTCGTTATTTTTCCGGATAATGCGGTAGACAAAGCTACGCCGATTCCTTGGTTTGCCGCAATTCCAACACCTAATTTAGATGCAATAGAAGACGCTATTGCTTTTGAAATGGAAGTTCCGATTATATCAAGTGCGGTTTTTGCAAGATGCAATCCAAGAATTTTTTTGATTGTCAGCGCACCGACAATAATTGCAACCGTCTTTACATCTAAGTTACTTAAAAACTCCTTTGCTCCGTTCCAAACATCCTTCCAAGAAATTTTACTTAATGCCGTAGTGACCGCATCAAATGCCCCTTGCGCCCACGAATTAAGCGTTTTAGCCAATAATGCAAAGTCAAAGTTTTGGAAAAACTTGTTGATTCCGTCTGCGATTGAATTTCCAAATTGTTTCCAATCAAACGTCGTGCCAAATGAATCCAATCCGTGAAGAACTGTATTTAATGAATTAGATATCAGCCTTCCGGTTTCTCCGAAAAGTGTTGTGCCTTTTTGCCCTTTAAATAGTCCGTTAAGGAATTTGGCTAGTCCCCTTCCAAAACCTTCGGCTTTTGCATACACTTTTTTCCATTTAATTTTTTTCATTGCGTTAATTAACGCACCGGAAATAGACTCTCCCAACTGTTCAAGGTCTTTGATGTTGCTTTTGAATTTCTTAAAGATGGTGTCGGTCTGAACTAAACCACCATCAGCACCGGTGCCGCCACCAGCACCTGAACCAGATCCAGAACCAGAACCTTTATTCCCCGAACCGGAACCCTTGTCTTTACTCTGTTTTGAAATAACCTTTAATTCATCAAATGCACGAGTTGCCTGTTGGATTTCCTTTTTTGCTTTCTTGGCATTCTTTGCGATACCGCCTGTGTTTTTCCCTGCGCTTCCTGCGGCATTACTTAAATCGTCCATGCCGTCAGATGCGCTTCCAATATCATCAGCAAGACCGCTGATTCCTGCCCCTTTGCTTGCTTCATACTTCCATCCGAAGATTGAACCTAAAGCATTTGTTACCATTTCCGCAAAAGAAATAACCTTTTGCAGAACTGCATTGAGTACCTTGATAAACGGCTTAAATGCATTGATTAAACCACCACCAACAACCGCTCCAAGTGCTTTGAAGTTCTCTTTAAGCATGGTTATCTGGTTATGCCATGTATCGGCTGTACGTGCGAAATCTCCGGTAATATTGGTTGTATGCGCAAGCACATACTGATAACGCAACATGGCTTTTTGAGCCTGCGTCATCGAGGAAATGTTTGCATCAAGTCCTTGCTTTAACGCCCACTCTTTCAACGTTGCCTGCGTCAAGTCGATACCATAACGCCGCATAGGTGCCGTAGTACCGGAAAATACAGATTGCAGACTCTTGGCAATATCTTCTTGACTCACATCATAGAATGAAGCCATATCTCCGGCTAATTCTGTCAACCGGATAGACATTTTCGCCATCTGCCCCTGCGGAATATCGAGTGCAGTTCCCATTGCTTGAAATCTGCTTGCAAACTGTTTCGCGGACAATTCGGACATACCAAATTTTTCAATTGATGTTTTTGCGAAATTGTTAATTAAGCTTTCATACTGCCCGAATGTCTGCCTTACAACGTTTTCAACCTCTGTCAGTGAGGATGATATATCAATAGCATCTCCAAGTAGCCTAAATCCTCGGAATAGAGTCCAATACGTTGCATACACTTTCCCGATTGCAGACGCAAGAGAGAAAGACTTCTTGGTAACCGCAGAAGCACCGGAACTAAATCCGCTAAATGAGCTTGTGATACTTTTTGCCGCTGTTCCTGCCGCTCCACCAGTACGTGATAATTTTGCCAATGCGTTTGTCATGTCAATAATATTCCGGCTTACACTAGGGGCTTTCGACAGTTCAGACATAAGCTGTCGCATTGCCGTAGCAAGTTTCGGGATATTTTCAATCGCCTTGGTGGAACTTTGGTAGCCAAGCTGTTTGATTGCAGATGCAAGGTCTGTCAGACCCTTAACAGATGCTGACATTCCAGAAATCCCTTTTAATGCATTAGAAATCTGACGCATAGAACCAGCCGCGGCATTAATCTGTTTGCTGTTGATAGAGCCTAATTTGCTTACATTTCTTGCAACTGCAGAAAAAGTCCGTGTGTCAATTCCACGCATTGCCGTCATTGCCCCTGCAAGTCGGTTTACCCCTGTGGAAAGACTATTCAAATTTCCAGTGTTAAGCCCGGAAAGTGCGGAAGATAATCTCCCAAGCCTTGTCACAAGCGCATCTATCTGACCGATTGCCTGTTGTGCCTGTGCTTGGATTTTTATTTCAAGAGACTCTAATTCCATTTATCCACCAACTTTCTACATAAGAAAAAGACGGTAAGATTTGACCCTTACCGCCCTTGAATTACTTTTTCAGTTTTCCCTTTTTCAGAAGAGAAAGCATTTTTGAATTTTCCTCTGATGTAAACTTAAAATTGGAAAATCCGTTCTTTTTTGCAATTTCCGCACGATGTTCTTTCGACACATCATCTTCCCCAACCGCTTTTAATGCTTCAACGATTGAACCGGAATTTCCGGTATACTTCGGATAATACTTTGTTTTGCATTTTCTTGCGCCTTTTACAACAATAACTGTGTGACCTTTTATGCATGTCACAAGAATATCTCCGTTGCGAAGAATAAACCCGGCATGATAAGAACCCATATCATCAAACAAACCGGATTTCAAAATTACCGGTCGTTCATTGGATGTATTGAAATCTCCCACATCCTTACCGGATGCATAGATAATACAGGCGCGCACAAGGGAAGAACAATCGCATTCCGTCTTGACCTTTGTGTTAATGCCATGTTTAATGACTCCGTAGCGTTCCGATTGGTCATAGCCGATATTTTTATTGTCAGATGCAATCTGCATAGCTTCTGCTAACTTCTCAGCAACCCTATCGTCCTTTGCTCTTAACACATTCCATCCCTTAGAATGGTTGTAAAACTTCTGCATAGACACTTCCTGTCCGGTCTGATCTCCGGATTTTCCACCAGAATAACAGTTGCCGTGTTCATCGTGTCTTGCACTTCCGATAATTACTGCCATAGCAATACCTCTTTTCTTAAACTATCTTTGGCTTTGGTAAATGTGATTGCCTTGATTTAGCCGCCCATGCTTCTTCCGCCTTAAGCATTTCTCGTATCTCTGCATCGGGATCGTCCGTATTATGCTTTTCGATGGAATCATAGCAAGTTTCTTTCACGTACTTACTATTACCTTTACCAAATGTCGCGTCTATTGCGGTCACGAGTGCTGACGTTGCGTATCTGCCAAACCACATATACATTTCCATGTCGCGTTGTTTCCATTCTGCCTTATATGCATCCACATAAGGCTTAAGCAACTCTGGATTCATCATATCTATATCATCAACGGAAAATCCGTATCCTTTCGTTACCACAAGGTAAAACGGACGGATTTCCGCAACGTAATATTCCCATGTTAATTCTTGGCTTTCGCTTTGGATGGGGTCTTTTTCTTCTCTTGCTCCTGCTTCTGTGCTTTCTCCAACGACTCCATCATCTGTGCTAAAAAACCGTTTGTCATCATTTCCTCCTGCATATCAGCAAATAAATCCATGCAGTTAATCTCGTTTGTATCAATCGCATCGTAGAGAATGTCGGACACCTTCTCAAGCTTCTCATCGTAACCATCGTTTGTTTTGTAATCATATCCAAATTCTTCATTGTGATGCATCTGCAATCCCACAAGAAGTGTCTTAGGAAGTGTTTCAAGAAGAATATCTTCCATAGAGGAAATATCTTCCATGTCCTGTGTCTTCATAATATCCTGTAAGATATGTGATTTTAACGATGGTCTTGTTGCAAACTGAATTGTATATTCTTTTCCACCTAATTTTGCTTTCATGTTTTACCTTGCCTTTCTGCCCTATATTGGCAAGGGGCAGTGTTGCCACCGCCCCATTGTTGCTTATTTTATATTGCTTCAAGTTCTGCTACCGACCGTTCATCCTCGCCTACCGGTGCGGTCGATTGCTCGTCCGATAGGCTTTTTACCCCACCACTGTTACGGTAAATGTGCCATCGTTGTTATCAACGACAGTCAGCTTATCTGTAACAAGCTCTGATGCTGTACTTGGAATAACTGTTACCGTCATTTCAAGGATTTCATCGTTTCCACCTACATCGTTAGGTGTTGCTGTTGCAGTTCCTACATATGCGTACTTCGCTACGCCACCAATACCGTCAGTTCCGTACAGATGGATAATATCAAGTTTTTTATCTCCATATCCATCCACCTTTGAAAGATATTCTTTTTCAAGGTTTCCTGTGATTTCTCTTGAATCAGAAGTCTTAATTCCTTTTTCAAAGGTCTGCTGGTCATCTTCCATTGTGGTTGACTCAACCGTGTTTGGTGGTGATGCAGGGCTTGGAACTGACTTAGCCGCAACCAAAAGATTGTATGTTCCTGCAAAGTCAGCCTGCTTTTCCGTGTGCTCTTTTACAATGACACGAGTTCTATAACTTGTTGATGCCATATTTTCTACTTCCTTTCTGCTTATAGCTGATCTAAATGCTCAACGTTTCCAATTACGCGAGTTGCGCGGAATGTAACCGTTCGCACTTGCTTGGAAATTGTTGGGATTACATTTGATACCTCAAACATTTGTTGTTTAAAAAAAGACACCGCATATGCTGCGATGTCCTTAGTTGCTTTTCTTGAACCTTTGTTTGTAATTGTAATCTGAAATGTTGGGCGAATTGCATTGATTGTCTTTGCTTCATTAGTCCGTCCGGCTTCTGTGCCACCGATTTGTCTGACTAAAAGTGTCGGGAATGTTGCGGTGCCGCCCGATTCTTCATCTTGCGTCACCTTAATTCCTCTTACCTTGCTCTCCATGTACGATTTTAAAAGGGAACATAAGGTGTCTTCAAAATCAAGTGCCCAACTATTTAACTCATTTTCCACCGAATACCTCCCTTGCAATCTTTACATACTGTTGAATAATCTGCTGTTCCGCATTGTAAATAGGCATTTTGGCTTTGATACCGTGGGTATAACGCCATGTTTCGGTCTTATCGTCCCAATAGTACCAACCATCTTCAAAAGCGTGTATTTGCCCCGGATATGTGCCTACACCGAATCCAAGTTCCGGTGCTTTCGGGTTCTCTTCGGAGTTATAAAAAATACCGGCTCCAAACTCTACCGCCAACAAAGTATAGAACGGTTCTCTATCTTCTGACGTTACCGTTTTTCCGGTTGCAATCAGAATCGCGTTCGAGGTCATTAACTGCGGTGCTTTATCTACCCTTACCGTTATCGTGTTCCCTATTGGAGATTTCGATATTTGTTTTATTGCCACCGTCTGACCTTCCTGTGCAAGCCTAGAAACAAGTAAATCGCATTTAGCCTGTAAACTATCGCGGTACTGTTCTAATTTCTTTATAGCGTCTTGTATGGACTTAGTGGATAGTGTCATTGAAATAGGTTTCTTTTTCATACAATCACCTACTTAATATTCTTCCGAAGAAGAAACAAATCCGTGGTCAGTCCTTCATCAGCAACGCCTTTTACGATGTAATCTGCGGTTTCTGAATCCACAAGTCCATCATCAGTGCGTTTCACTTCCGAACGTTTCCACACCACATCACCGGCTTTCAGTGGCAAATATCCTTTATCCGTGACAAGCTGACAGTATGATGTACTATCATCAATTCCAAATTCTTTCACAAGGGCTTCTGACAACTTATTACTGATGTTGGCTTTGAATGTCGTAGGTTCTGAAAACCCTTCAACTTCCTCGCCTTTTGGAATCTTGTTGCCTTCGGAATCTAAATAAGGTACAAAGTTCCCATCGGAATCCTTGTACCCTTCATAGACAATATCTCCATTTTCGTCAGTTTGTGGGATAAATACCCTCTGACCGGATTGCGAATATTTCATTTCCTGTTTGTTAATGTCAAGCATTGGTGTTTTCCTCCGGGATTCCGGCAACGCTCGTCAGAAGTGATAACACTCCGGCAAGGACTGATGCAGAAAGAACATATTTCCAATCCACCGCGCCCATAAATGCCGCCGTTCCAATTCCTGCAATCGCCGCCTGCGCAACAGTCTTGATTGCTCGGATTCCGGCTTTCTTAGTCCAATCCTTCCAATTCCTCATGGCTTTTATCTCCTTTCCCTATATGAATCTCTTCAATCTCATGTTTCATTTTCGTAACCATTCCGTTTCCACCTAACGCATGGTACGCATCATACATCTCGCAAAAGTTCTGATAGGCATATGACGGTATTTCTCCGATTCTGGTGTACTTTGCATGGTATTCAATGAGTTGGACGCGCAAAAGGAGCATCGTTCCTTTACTGTTCGCATCCCTGCTTTTCTTTTGCTGTTTAAGAAGCCAAACTATATATCCAAGCGCTATTGGAAGTGCCACAAGATAAGTTTGAATCAAAATACTTTTCATTTGAATCTCCTTTTGGCGCACTGCCCACCACCGCTTAATGTGCGCCGCCTGCAACCATAATGGTCACGCTCAATCTTCTTTAATTACATTGCTTTTACAAACGGAAACACTCCAACAAAAAGGCTTTCACGGTCTTTCCATGTCCGACTCACACCGTTTTCGGAAAAACTTGCCATGTATGCTTCTCCTGCTTGCGACCGGTCGTACACTGCCAAATTGACCATAATGTTTTCATAGTTCTTAACATCGCTGTCAATCTGGTCTTGCGTGTATGTGTCCGGATAGTTCCGTCTGCTGATAATCTCTTTTCTTGCCTGCTCCAAAAGCTGTTCAATCAAAGGGTTACATTCTTTTTCATCAAACACAACTTTATCGGACTTTTCCCCGGTTGTTTCGTCCTCTACCTCTTCTATATGAAATTGTTTTAAACGAATTTTTACTTGTTCGACAAGTGTGTATGACATAAGCGATCTCCTACAGATTAAATTTTGCAATCAGAATTTCTTTCAGTTCCGCACCGCTTGTTGCTTGTGCGTTTTCAATTCCCTGCTCTGTGGCAAGTTTTTGCAAGTCTGCGGTACTCATTCTGTTGATTTCGGTCTTTGTATACCCAACGGAAGATACCGGAGAATTACTCTCCGGCATTTTTTCTCCTGCCTTGTACCATTTTCCACCACATTTAATTGTGTGTGTTGCTACCACGCTGGATCACCTCCTACATAACTTTCATTACAACAACGCTGTCCATTCCCTCAAATGTTGGAAGTCCGATCATGGATACTACGCAGTGAGTATTGATTGGATGGTTTGTAGCATATGTGTAAACAGAAATACCGGTTTCTACGATAGAAAGGTTTCCATCTGTAAGACTTCCGCTTCTCTCTTCCGGTGTTTTTCCGAATACATAGTCACCAAGATAAACTCCGGCGCACTGACAAGATACAATTCCTGTTGGAATAAAGTATTTTGTCTGACCATCAGCCGGATCAACGTATAACTTATCGTATACCTCGATCTCAATTCCATAGCCGCGCAGATATTCAGTTACCTGCGACTGCTGTAAACGAATACCACCTGTGTATGCAGTAATACCGAGAACCTGTTTCTTTGTGTCCTCTGCTTTGAGAACCATTTCCCATGTCTCTGTGTTCATACTGAATCTTGTAAGAGAATATCCGGTTTTCTTAGCAAAGTTACGTCTTGTCTCGATAAGATCATCAAGCGGTGTTGCCGTTGCCGGAACGTTCCACTTATCGGCTTCACCTGAAATCTCAACAAAGTGATCTTTCTTGTGTGCTTCGCCAGCATCTGAGGTGTACTCGACTGTGTACTTCTTCTTTCCGATATTTACATCAATCTTCGGTACACCGTCAGCCGGTGCAAGCAAGCTCCAAATCTGTCTCTCTGGTACGACTCTCGCGCCCTCGATCAGCATCATAGGCTTTTTGCTGATCTCACGAAGTACATCATTTGCAAGAGAAGTGTTCTCTGCATTTCTGTAATTGTCGTATTCCTGCTCCTCTCTCTCTGTTACCATGTAGGACTCACGATAGAAAGGCATCTCGTTTTGGATATCAGAGAAACCGCCAACATCTCTCAACTCTGCCTGTGCATCAAAGTTAGATGCTTTCAGTGAAACCGGAAGACCGCTCTTTCCCTTAATAAATCTAAGGTCAAGGCTCTCCTGCTTTCTTGTACCAAATTTCTGTCTGCCGAGATAAGGTTGAGAACCTAAAGTCTTTTCATAGTTATTCCACATTACACCGAGACTTCTTGCGGTAAATGCTTCTGCTAATGGTAATGCCATAATTTACACCTCTTTCTTTAATCAAAAAAAGTAACTCTTGGGGTTTTGGCTTTTGCCGTTTCCTCAACAGTTACTCCGTTCTTTGTAAGTTTCGCATTGTCGATATCGCCCGCGTAAACGTAAGTTCCCGGTGCATCACCCATCGTTACGTCAACATCATTAAGCAGATAACCGACACAGCTTTCATCGTTGGATGGGAATGGTGTTCCACCTTTTACGATCTTTCTTCCGTTTGCATCTGCGCTTGTTACCATTGTCTGTGGAACAATACAAGCGGCTCCCAGATAAGGGAAATGTTTTAAAATACCAAGTTCTTGAGTAAAATCTCTTTCAATAGGCTTACCCATGATTTTTACCTCCTAAATTACATAATGATTTTTTGCTTCTGTGGTAGCCGAATTACTGCCAAAAGTAATCTTTTCAGCATTCTCGACATCCGCTGTCTTTTCGTTGTCTTTATTTCCGCCAGCCGTGCCACCGCCCGGATTCGTACTGCCATTTGCAATCTCCTGTTCCTTGGCTTGCGCTGCGGCGGTCTCTTTTTCGGACATAATCTTTCCAAGTTCGGCTGTATCAAAGCTTCCATCTTCTTTTACAATCGCTTTTGCCTGCTCTGCGGTTACTTTGAAATCGGTCATAGCCTTTTCGCGCAAATCTCTAATAGCATTATTTTTCTGCAATTCTGCAATTTGCTGATTAGCTGTGTCTAATGCCTTATTTGCCTTTTCAAGCTCTGTCAGATTTCCAGCCTGCAATTCGTCAAGCTGTTTCTGTAAACCATCTGCCGTGTCAGCTTTAGCCTTGTAGCCATCGGCTCTGTCTTTCTCTTTCTTTGTTTCGCCATTGACTTGATTCAGATAATTGCTTACCTGTTCATCCGTAGGCTCTGCCACTCCGATAGCGATAAGGTTCTGTTTTGCCTGTTCTCTTGTCATGATTACCTCCGATTCACTACGCTTTTTTACGTTGGTTGCTCAACTTGTGATTTCTCCTATTTCACGCATAGGTGCAAAATTTATAAAATAAAAACAGCCGCCGATTACTCGGCGACTGTCTTATCTTTGTTTGTCTGGCTCTGCGTGCCATCTGTATTCATTTTATTTATCAACTCTTGTGCTTTTTGTTCCTGTGCTTCTACATCATCAATGGTTTTCCACAGATTATCCAAGTATGGCTTTGACAACAGGAATGTCTTTTCTGCATCTCCCCAAAGCCCAACAGACTTAATTGCTACAAGTGGATGAATACCAGCTTGTAAAAGTTGATATAATGTCTGTGACTTTGTGTACATATTGTCTTGCGGGCTATGGTTAATCTGAACATCAAAGTCGCGCAAACTCAGCCCCAAATCATGATCCTGTATACGAATCACATTCAAAACAACTTTCGCAAGTCTTTTTTCAGCCGACTTTACAATTGGGTCTTTCAGTTTTGCTCTCGACTTTGAGAAGTCCCATCCGTTTCTAAGCTCAACCGCTCCCTGTGTATCTCCACCGGAATTATTGTTGTTCTTATTTGGTATGGCAAGAATGGACTGTGCATTATCCCACAAATCATCCTTTGCAACCTGGCACTCTGTCTGATTCAACTCTTGTGTCATAATGTCAACATCTGATTTATTTTGCTCATTGTTGGATTTTACGGTCAGCGCATGGGAAATCTTCATTTTTTCAAAGGTTTCCGGGTCAATGTCGCAATTTACAAACTTTATCCAAAACTGAACAAACTGCTCAACGCCATCCATTCGGTTTGACTGCATTGTATTGATTGCATCCAATAGTCCGATCACAAGCTCAATATCAGAAATGCGCTCATGGTTGTTCGGAAACTCAACAATCGGGATTCCGCCAAAGCCATGCAGTTTCCAATCTCGAACCTCTCCATTTACAATCTTGCATTCGTAAGAGTCCGTGTAGCAGAGTTTATACATCTGTCCATCAGCATCCTTAAGCTCTTGGATTGCTAAAAGTGGTTCTTCTGTGGATTGGTTATAAATAACAAATGTATTCATTGGTGTTGGTGCGACAATTCTAAATGGCATATCTTCATTTTTTGTAATCTGCACCGCCTTAAATGACGTTCCGGTTGCTGACTGCCACTCTCCTGCCTTAATGTCCTTTTCCTGCTTATTAGCATCAGTCAGATAATCGTTAAATTCATCAACCGCATTGTTTATCCGGTCATCATCTTTCCTACTGATAAGCTGAATTGGCTCACCGTAAGTCTGACCAACCTTGAATTGAACAATCTCATAGGCATGGTTTTCAGACACCTTATTGGTTATATCCGCATTTTGTATCTTTGTTCGGTACAATACAGGCTGATCGCCCTTGTAGTAGTTCCACAAATAACGGATAATCGTCTTGTTGAAATAGAACGCACCGATGCAGTTTCCGACAACTTTTACGATATTGCCTGCTGTGATCTGCTCAACGTCAGCATATGCAATTTTTCTTCCGTATCTGCCTTTTACAAGGTCATGAAAATACTGTGTATTCATATAAATAAAACTCCACTACTGCAAGCGCGTTTCGGTATTGGCTTCGTTTCAATTTTGCCTGTTGCCACGCGATAAATCACAATATGATTGCATTTTTTACATTTACACGGATGATCTATCGTAGATCTCCCATCATAATGTCCGGCAATTCTTCCACAATCCGGGCAATATATAGTTACTTTTTTCATAGCAACCTCTTTCTTACAAAAAAGGCACCGCCATTTCTGACAGTGCCTTTTACGGGTTATATGCTTTTGGGGTTGTAGGATTTTGTTTTTCTACTCTTTTAGTATACCATGCAAGTTTTGGGAAATGTTGTGAAAGAGTGTGAACTATTGTGTACTTTTATGCACTCTTTTCAGAATAAAGCTCTCCATAACGTCTTTCAAACTCCTGCAATGCTCTTTTCCTAAGTTTCATAATGTTCCTGTAAGAATATTTCATCTCAACAGAAATCAAGTTCCAATCTTTTCCATTGACATAGTGCGATGAAAGCACGATATATACATCTGTATTATCCATACTGTCAATTTGTGATATGATAATCCGTCTTTTATCAACCAATTCATCTACAAGCGCCTGAATCTCATTCTGCAGATCAACAATCTTCGATACCGCGCTCCCCATTTTGTCGGGATTGCCGGATGATTGCACATCCACCTCTTTCGGGGATATGGATATAGATGTTGCCATATCGGATAACCTTTTGATTTCTTCCAGCTTATTTGCAATCGCATGGTCAATTCTGCTTATCTGTGAAAGATATTTGTCTGTTGTCATATCCTAATACCTCCTGAATGGGTTTACTGCCGCTTCTACCTTTGCGGTATTGTTTGGGTTTTCTATAAACATTTCAAGCTGAGTTAAGCCGTCTGCCGCATCGTCGTGTTCATTACCGCCAATACTTACAAACATAGAGAGTTCATCCATAGCCGCTTGATATTCGTCATTTCTGTAATATCTTGTTACTCCAAGATCTGAATCTTTCTTCATTTGTTCCTGCGTCGGTCGGTGCGTATCAAGAAATATGAATTTTCTCTTAACATCACCGGAATACGCTATGATCTTCGACAACTTTTCAACCTTGTTTGGGGCTTTTCTACTTGTACATGAGCATTTATAGTCCTGTTCCTGCAGCTTTTCGTCTACATATTGACAATACAGATCGCCCCCGATATTCCCCTCGAATCTTGTCTGCCGAATCTCATTCCCGATAATTCGTCCGACAACAAGAGGGATTGTTACCTCTTTCGTACCTTTGTTGAATACCCAATCGTAAATATAGACATCACCGTTTTCATATTCTGCCCCTATCGGCATTGACAAGCTATCGCCGCCGCCCCAGGCGACATCCACAACTCCGATGCGCCGAAAATCTCCATCCGGAAGTATTCCGTTAAATAATCTTAAATCGGTATAAAGCAATCCCTCGCGGACATATGGTTGCTGCATAAACTTAGCCATCCATTCGGCATTGTCAAGCTTATCGCGCATATCCCGATAGTATTCCGTGGAAAATCCGTTGATTTCATACGCAAAATTGCTTTCGTCATTTTCATTAAGTGCCGGGATCTTGCGAAATCGGTATTGTGGATCATGCTCATATTGCTTTCTCATTCGCTCCAATGGATCTAAAACATTCCAAAGGGTACCAACCATCAATTCCCTTGCACCGTCATTTTTACGGTCAACCATCTTGTTTAGGTACTCTTGGTATGTGTTTTCCATTCGAGTAGGACTTAATGAGTGCTCACGATCACGAACCAAGTCATCGACATACAAATATCCGTCTTTTGAAACATCGACTGCTCCTGTCCACGTTCCGTCAATACCACGGCACGTTACGGTTGCAAATCTGTCCGGATCTCCAAGCGTAATCGTAAATTCGTCCGCGCTCTTGTCTGTCGGAAGTGCTGCGTTTGCGTATTCCGGATGCCAATAAGCAAAAAGTTCAGCAAAGGTATATTCTTCCGTGGTAAAAAGATTCATCAGTTCTTTGTAAAATCCTTTTGCCAAAATACCAGAGTGACCACCCATAGCACTATGGCTGTTTGGTCTGCGCAAAGCCACCCACGATAGGAAGAAAATACAGATGGTCGATTTACCGACACGCGATGGCATTGATAATCCGTAAAATTTAATCTTCCGGTTTTCCAAATCTTCAAGATCTTGGGCAACTATATTCAGCGTCTTTCGGCGTGGATAATAAAACCGTTTACTCCAATTCCTTTTTCGCTCCATAAAGTAGATGAAACTCTCAAAACGATAAAAGCTCTCTAACCGCAAGACTTCATAGAACTGATCCACAAGTTTATATCCGCCTTTAATGTCGTGATTCTGCGCATATCGTTCAAGTTCCCATATGCTACCGCCCGCATTTTTCTGCGTATATTCGTTGATTAAAGCCTTTGTTCTTTCGGTTATAGTCAATCCGTAGTCAACATCTTTTTCTGTCCGAATAGCCACATTGCACGCTTTCAAAAGGGCATCTATTACCTGTTCATCAACGCCTTTTCTCTGTATGTAGTTTTCATATCCATTTACCGCATTGATTAACTGCTTTGAAGCCAAATAAAAAGCACCTCCGCAAAAGCAGAAGTGCCTTGACCTCTGCCTATAATTTTTTCTAGGTTAGCGACTAACTCCATTTGTTAGCCGGTTGTCTTTTAATTGTAATATACCATTTTGTGGCACAACGGGCATTCACACTTGTAGTTATCGCCTTCCCTTTGATCTCCACAATATTGATATTCAGTCTTTTCCGCTTCAAAAATGGTTTTGCAATTCTTGCACTCAAACTGTAAAGGCTTTCTTTCGTATCTCAAATCGCCATTTCTAATTATTTTCATTTCCAATGCACCTTGAACCCTTTCTTCTTATACTCCCCTACGGCTTTTTTAAGGCTCATATCGTCCTCATACTTTTCATTCAGCATAATCACCACATTGCCTTTTTCAATGCCGTATATGTTGCAATTTGCAAGTTTCTTAGCCGTTCCAAGGATAGCTTTTGCCTGCTTGCGGCTCATTTCATAGGTTTTGGCTCCCATATTAACAAACATTTCTCATACCCCACTAATCATTCCTAGCAGCCCTGCACACACGAGTATTGCATCTCCTCGAATATCTAATACGCATTACAGAATCATGTACAAGGTCTTGCATATACCCTCTTTCTAAAATAGTTTTCGATATTCCTCTTGCTTGCTTGATACTATTGAGTAATGGCATGTTTAAATCTTTTCTAAAGTGCTTAAAGTACGAAAAGAACCATTCTCTTTGTGCGTATTTTATATTGTGCCTTATTCTGCTATCTAATTGCAGACAATGAAGTATTTCTTTAATTCTGGTCATTTCTCATAAACTCCTCAAAATCCTTTCTGCATTTAGGGCATAATTCATAAGTTTTCTTAAGTTTTCCGCAAAATCTTGTTTTGTAAAGCTCGCACGAAATTTCATCTTCTGTAAATCTAGCTACCGGTTCTGAATATGTACCACACGGCACATATTGTAGCTGTTGTCTTGGCTTGAATTTTATTTCAGCCCCGCACCTGTCGCAAGTGTGCCATTCTTTTTGATGTTTCATATAAATACCTCACTTATCACATTCGATTCCCGGAATGAATGTTCTTTTACCTATACAAGCATCTTCAAAAGTCGTAATTTCTATTGAACATCCGCAACTAAACGGGTCTAATGAACAATTTTCATGGTTAACACATTCGCATAAAACTTCTTTTTCCTGCTTCATCATTCCACCAACTTTCAAACTAACCCTAGCATATTCAAAATACCGAGTTCCGATATTTCTTTTGCGCCCTCTCTTGTGTGCGCAAGAATTTCTTCCATCGAGTATTTTTTCATATCGTTGCACTTACTCTTATCAAAATTGCTCGAAAAACAATAATGTAGGCAATACCCATATCCGATTCCAAGTTGAGTACCGTAGATGCTCTTACAGACAACATTGTAATTTTCTGTTTTTAAAACATCATGTTCTTCATCTAAAAAACATTCTTTTCCGTTGTTGTCCATTTTCTTTTTGAGATATTCAAGAAAAATTCTCATTTCCTTTTCTGAATCGGAAATGTACAAAATAGAATCCTTCTCTCTGTCATCAATTATTTGTTTCGATTCATTGCCACAGTGTTCATACATATTACGTCAACCTTTCTAAGCACCGTTCATAAACATATTTCCAAAATGCAAATCATTTAGTGCTTTTTCTAATTCGTCTTTGTACCCAAATGGACTTAAAGGGCTTTTTATTTTTTCTCTCAAAACCGGCATTGCTGCATCTATCAAAATGCCTTGTGTAGCACTTGCAAGATTTTGCGGTGGCAAATCCGCTAAAGCGCATAACTCCATTCTTTTATGGTCACATTTTTCAGATTTTGGGCAACTTTTACATTTTTCCGCTAATTTACTTAAAGGTTCTGCCATCACTACACCAACTTTCTACCACAGATAGGGCAAAAATTAATTTTTACGGCTCCTGCAACCTCTTTTCCATCGCTATTGTCGAAAATCATGTTATTTTCAGCTCCAAAAAGGACTAAATTTCCTTTACCATCAATGATTTTCTTTTTATTCCGACAAAAATCACACATTCTTACGCCCCCAATCATAGCAAAAATCGGAATCCTCGTGAGATTCCGTGTCTTTTGTTTGATATAAATATTCCACAATGTTTTTATCATACTTACACACCATTTTGCGTAAATACCAACCATCGAATAGTGGCACAGGGAATCGAACCCTGTCAGCCAAAACCATGCCAACCGCTTTCAAATCTGCAATTTCTAATCACGGAAGGGTTTTCTGTTTCCAATAATACCACTACCATCCATAAGTCTCACATCGACCGGAACTATTGCAGTAGTACCCGACTAGGTGGAGATAAGGATAAACGCAGATATTCGGACTCGAACCGAAACACCGTTTTCGGCTACTGACTGTTTAGCAAACAGTTTCCTTGCCAGTTAGGATTATATCTGCACGCGCCGGGCATGGAAGTTCCCTACCTGAACCATTCCTTGCGTTTCAGAATGGCACGGTGCTACTAACACCGCTCAATGGCTTGTGGCGGTATCGAGCCGCCCTATACAGATTTTCAGTCTGTCGCTAATCCATCTCAGCTAACAAGCCATGTCGTGTAGTTTCCGTTTTTCCTTGCTCCACACTACACTAAGTGCAAGGTTCTTTTAGTCAGCGGTTACCGCCATCTTTTGAATGACAACCGCTCAATCCAGTTACCTGTGCTAAGTTTAACCGGTATATTGATTAGCACCTGCATTTCTGTAATAAACACACTAGGGGTGTACTGGCAACATCACCTGTGGGGATTACAGGAATCGAACCCGCGACAACCCGGATATAAGCCGTGTCTTCTGCCACTGAATTAAATCCCCATAACCGCCATCAGACGGTTAGCAATAATGTTTATCGTGCTATGCCTTGCACTATCCGGTTTACAGCATTTCACCGGCAACTCAATGTTACCATGCAAGCCTATTTCCATGGTTCTACTCCGAATTAAATTATTGCAGAGCAATAGACAAGCATCGTATTTCAGCCAAAACATAGACCGCCTGCAAGCAGACAGCATAATTTGACCGAATAGGTGGGTGAGGATTTGCACCTCACATAAACCGTGCACTGTTCACATTGGAGGGAATCGAACCCATAGGACTTCAACCATGAGTTTTTAATCTTTGTCCTGTCTCTTCCATCTGCGCGTCTACCTATTCCGCCACCACCTAATTTCATGGCTCATGCACCGTGGGATAGATGCATGATAGAATACCACCGGACGGTCTCGCACCGTCCTTAACAGAATCGTCCTAGTGGCGAAAGGGGGAACCCAAATGCTTGAATCACTCAACCAAGGGTTCAAGTACGTATGGAAAACATACGTGGCTACATGGAACGTCAACATGTAACCAATTAGGCTACCGGGATTCGAACCCGGAATGCAGGAATCAAAATCCTGTGCCTTACCGCTTGGCGATAGCCCATCATTTCCAAATGACCATAATATTCATTGCAAAGATCGCGTATGAAAGCAAATAACCAATTGCGTTTGAATTGTCTTTTTGTTTTACCTGTCCTCCCATAAGTCCAAGCATTACGAGGACATCTGTCGCTGTTGCAATAACTTTCAAAGCCATATCAATATCTCCCATCCTCAAAGCTGTGTTCCTGTTTGAATCGTTCCATTTCATTTACGCTCATACCGAAAAGTCCGGCAGATTCATCAGAATTCGTATGTTCGAAATACTCGCCCTGCTGTGGAAACATAAACCGGAACATAGAATAATTCGCAACGTCACACAGGTATTCAAGGTTTCCGGTCTCTTCAAACTTGGCAAGACACATTTTCAAGCTTTCGATTGCATCCACATTCCCTGTGGAGAAGTTCATTCTTGCTGGTCCGTATTTGTAATATGACTGTTCAATCAAACCTTTTCGCTTTTCATCAAAAGCTGGAGAATACTCGGTTTTCATCAATGCTTCATTCATTTCTGTTTCCCTGTTTCTGTTCCCATAAATCGCATGAATGGCTGTATTCTACGAAATCAGCGGCATAATCGCTTTCGGCGTTTGAACAAACATAACCGTTTATCTTGCCATATGAGCCATATTCACAGGTGCCACAACATTCTTTACGCTCTACCATTACACATCGCCTTCCGCCCTTCGTTTGGATTTACAACTTTGACCCTTGATGCAATCTTTCAATCCGAGTTCATAATTTCGTAAATAACATCATCACAATAATTGCCTGTAGCATCTCTAATGCTGTCTTTCAGCACATGTTTACTTCCGTTATGCTTTCGGCAAAATTTATCATAACTGCGTTCTGCCGGATTGCCACCGACCATACGCCACTCAACCCGATGTAAAGTTGATGTAAGCTCTTCTAGCTTCTCAAACACGTCTTTCCCGACAACAGGATTTCCGCGGTCAAAAGACATCAGCCCAAAATTGTAAGCCTTGGATACATAGTAATCAACTTGGTATGAAAAATACCCTATCAACTTATTGTTGCTCACGATTGCAAAATCGAATCTTCCATCATCTGGATTATCTGATATTTCCGGAGTCCATTGTCCTAGACATCCGGTTTCAAACAACATGTCTCTCGTGTAGTAAAGCTTTTGAAACTCTCTTTCAATTTGGTCTCTGTATAGTATCGCAGGTACCAACATACGCTTTCACCTCTTACTATGTTTTTTGTTTTTAAAAAAATTTTTGGAAATTTAGTTGCGATTCGCAACGTGAAAGTGAATTGTTATAAATTTATTATAGCTTATTTACGGTGAAAGTCAATGGGTGTGTTGTAAGTGGCTTTTTATTGCTATCGGTAAAGCACTATTGCGCTATAACCTCTCTTCCAGCCATTGAATACGTGTGTAGAATATTTAATGTCTACTATCTCACGATAAGACTCAGACAGTGATTTTATTACTCTGTTTACCTCTTCTTGAAATTCTTCTGCGTTTGTAGAATCTATTGGCTCTGTAATTTTCAGTGGATTCATGTATGCTCCTTTGTCTGAATAAGACTTTTTGTTTTTGTAGGAATTTGAGGGACTTAGTAGCCGCCCGGTGGTCTTTCTGTCAGACCCCCTCCCCATCCTTTTCTTGCAAACATGGAAATCTAAAATATTTTCCGTTTCGTTCTGTTGTCATTGTGTGAAAATCAAATTGTTTTAATACAATTCACGTCATACCCTTGCAACTATTCGCAAAACCTAACTTTTCCGAATAGTTTACAAACAGTAGAAACGCTACAACCATTGATATTACTGCATTTGTGAATTGTAGAATAATCACACACAATTTAGACCGTGTTATTTGCAGCCACGCCGACAAATTGTGTATCAATTGCGTGCAATTCTTGGCTCTTTTTTCCGTCCAATCTTGGCAGCTCCTGTGCTGTGATTGCCTTGCGTTGAGTGGCATTATCGCCGATGCCGGGTTGATTCATGCCGAATTCATTGTTTCCCACAAACATAGTGCCGACAGGGCTGTTGGAGTCATACGCACGATCTAGGATGCAATCCTTACGGGATCGCTGCAATTTTTGCCAAATCTTAAAAGCCACCGAACTTGATTCCTCGTCTTTCCAAAGGTCAAGCGTTGTAGTTGGTATATTACAAAAATAACTAAATGCTACCGTACTTACCAGCTTACTGTACACATTGGATATATATATATAATAATCACAAAGTTTATATAATACCTCTCTATCATACCTGTTACAGTTAGTCGGTATAGTTGCATTACCAAGAGGTTTTAGACTCTTGTCTTTTAATACCGATGTATCCGGGAATAGATGCATACCAACATACTGCATTACGGCTTTCCATTGTCTCTGTCCAGCCTTTAACAAATCTTCGATGTGAAATTCTATACAAGCGTTATCTATTAAGTCTTGCACAGTTGATGTGTATATCTGTACTGTACCCAGATCCACTATAAGTCTTGTAAGATCTACACTCTCTATATCCTGCATATATTCACACCTCCAATCTGTTTTATTTCTCTGATTCTGGTATACACTATTTTCGGGCTTAAAGTCAAGCCTTAATTTTTTTACAGTGGCATTATATACTTACGCCGCGCGCATATGCGGATATACACTTACTCTACAACCTATAGGCTTTAGATACAGTGTATTATTATTAATCAAAAAAGATTAAGAAAAAGAGAGAGAAAGAGAAACATAGTTCTGAAAAAGCGACGTCAGACGATTGTGTCGTGTTATGTCAGACGATTGTCAGACGATTTTTTGCAAAAACTGATACTATTCTATCATTTTTGGACTTGTCAAAGACCTAACACAACTAGCCTTGTTTATAAAAATTTAAGAAAAGTTTTATAGATTGTTTACGGTTTTTCGGAGATTTTGTAAGATATGCCCGGATGCGTTGTTGATTTTGGACATGGCAAAAAGAAAAGGCAGCCAGAAAAGTTGCCCTTTGTTAAATATTTACTTACATTTTGCCCGATCTTATGATAGACTATAGATATGTCACACGGCATGGATGCTTGCCGATGTGGTGCCGCCAGCGATCCCGGCGACCACGGATTGAAACAATAGTCTTTTTAGTAAAAGCAAAACATTTAATTTATGTTTTGTGTCGCGTGCAGTGGATGCTCTGCGCGTGGTATCTGGAGCAATTCCCCAGATACAAGGATTGAAATAATTATATTCTCAGTGACAGAAAAAGAGTGGGGCAGATTTTTAGTCTTTCCCACTCTCTTTCTGTGCCATTAAGCACTGGATAAATAATAATCCTGTTTCTATTCCCACCTTTTACAAGGTGCTTTATTATATTACAATGCATTTTCTTACTTGTCAATAGCATTTCCTATCCAAAACGCTTCTATTGGAATGTTATTTTTAAACAGAACTATATAATTTTGTTCTAATTTATTTGAATCTAGGCTATAATTTCCGTCTGCTTTCCAAGAATAACCGGCTTCTTCTTTGCTGCTTGTTTGCAAAGAGTTGTCTAACATATTCTCTACGAAAGATTTAATTTCTTCTTCTGTGCCATTTTTAACCCATTCTTCAGAAAATTCAAGATACTCGCTTTCTTCCTCTATCTTGTAATATTCTATATTTCCATTTTCGTCATAACTTTCGTTATCTAAATATATTCTATTGCAAAATATCCCTTTCATGGCACTTTTCCTCACTTTCTTTTTTAATGTTTGCCAATCGTCTGTATGATACAACCAAAATCTCCAGCGCGATATATATTTATCTCCTGTGCATTAACCCGGTATGTCAATTCGTCGTCGTCATAAATCTTGAGCCAGTGCTTAAAATCAGCGACTTTTTTATAATGCGCACCTATCTCCGCGTCCTCGTCAACGACGTATGCCATGTAGCTTCCATCTTCGCCAAAATCAAGAGTGCTTGTTTTCAATCCGTTTTCGTCGCATCCGACAAGTATTAATGCCGCAATATCGCTTGCTCCTATAAACCTTTTCTCGTATTCTTTGTAGTTCTTCATTTTGTTTTCCTCCCTTTCTTATGCGTTCTTTCCTGCTCCGTAGCACTCATGGAATGCATCTGTGAGCCTTCCAAGCTGTTCCGGTGTAAGTTCTTCTTTCAGATCGTCCGGAACCCATTTGTAAGACTGCCGGAAAGTTTCGCCATACTTCCCAATCTTTGATGCTTTTTCGACCTGATCCAGCTTGTACATCTGGCCGAGTTCCTCGGTTGTAATCAATCCGGTTTTTACGGCTTTTCTTCCCTCTCTAGTTAGGATGCTCATTGCTTTCTCTTTGCTTATTGTTCCGATTCCTTTTATTTTCATATGTCGTTTCTCCTTTCTTGTATGGTTAATATAAATGTTGTCAAAATATTTTCTTGACTTTTGAATTATTACATGTTATTCTCAATCACGTAAGTTATGGAAGATTAGGTTTAGTACCTAAACCAAATTTACGTGACTGTTGCCGGTGGATTATCCACCGGCATTTTTAATATTTGTATTTGCCGGTTTTATCAAAATCTGATTCCCCGATTTCAACGATGCCGTTTTCGGTTTCTCTCATAAATTTTTGATAATACGCTTCTCCGTTCCGGGAGCATATTAATTCGTATAACTCCTTATCGGACAACTCTTTTCCATCTAAGAAATTATCAACTTTTTCATAATCAAGTTCGCCACTCTCGTCTTTAAAACCGGAATCATCAAATGATTTCCCGTATTTTTCCAAGATTGCTGTATCATAAAGCGGAAAATCTGGATCGCTAATTATTCCCCTTTCGTCCAGTTCATCAAAAAGCTCCTTGAAGCTTTCCGCTTCCTGCTCATATTCCACAAGTCCGTTCACGCTTGTTGCTTTCCATTTAATCATGTTCTCTTCTCCTTTCGGTGCTGTGCTGTTTTCTTGATCTGACTATACTATAGCATATATATATCACTTTTGCAAGTGATATTTTATTTTTTTTGCAATTTCTTTTTTAGCTCCAAATCTTCCGGACTCTCTACATATATAAAGATGTCTTTGGGTTGCATGTCCAAAAGTAAGCATAGATTATTTATGCTTTTTGCATTTATATTTGTGTCCTCGCGTTTTATTTTTTTGAGCGTTTCTTGGCTCAACAATCCGCTTGTTTTAGCCACGTAGGAGTTAAAGCCGATACGCTCCAGTGCGTCCCCTACATCAAATCTGTATTTTAGCATTGCGTACCTTCCTTTCTATATAGATTTTCTTAAATCAATCATACTTTTCCTATCCGGAAAAGTCAAGAAAAATATTTCTAAAAAAAGTGATATTTGCTATTGACTGTCACTAAAATTAGTGATATGATACAAGCATCAAAGGGAACGGAGGTAGCGGAAATGAAAGAAATCATTGAGAAATTAGAAAAGGCTGGTTATCACGTATGCAACCAGTTCGACGGTTTCGGAACTAATGAAAATGAATATGAATTATATGATCAGGATTGCAATTTAGTAGTTGATCATTTGATAGAAAGCGATCTTGAAAAATATGTTGAGGAGGTAGACTTATGAACAGAGAAGAAAGAACAATGCTAGAAAGTATTGTATTTACTTACTTGGTCGGAGAAATGAAAATGAACCCAATACCGGCACGAAAGGAAGTTGAAAATATGACGGATGAAGAAATTGAAAAATTTCTTGATTAGCCGAAACGCTCCGATCTGGAGCGTCAGCCGCGGGATGGTCTCCCGGCTCTGATGATGGCAGACCAGAAAGGGAAAACATGGACGACAAAATACAAATACTGTTTGAGTTAAAACTTGCAGGGTTTGACATTTCCGCGAACCTTGAAAAGATGTATCAAAAGTACGGAAAAGAAGAATTTCAGAGAGCCGCACAGACTAGCGGCTACGGGTTCATTTTTGAATAATGAAAGGATGGTTGATTTTATGACAAAAGCGGAACTGTTGAAAGAATTTGACAAGCTGGAAAAGAAAAAAGGAGTACACATTGAGGGAATTTATTACAATAGCAAGAAAAGCACCATTGAAAACGCTATAGAGTGCCTAAAATGCCCGGATGAACTGCTAAACAAGTATTTGACCGTTGTAAGTCTCAAATACCCAAATAGCGGGCGTGTGATTGCTGAAAATGGAGATTTTAAGCATCACAGCTACAACAGGCTTTATGTATTTAACACGGCTAGACAGATTTTAGCAGATTAGGCAAGCGGCGGCGTTTTCCGGGGTTCGATTCCCCGGCTTGCTTTTACCGGAATAACCGGGAAATTTTGAAAATATGGAGGAAATGAAAATGGGAAAAACAAATATTGATATGTGGTATGGAGACAAGCCAGAACAGGTGACAGGATTAGACATATATTTTAATGATTTAGGCGGGTTTTATTCCGGAAATCTTCGAATTTTCGGAAAAATTGTTGGTGATTATTATGCCGACAGCGTACAAGACATAGAAAAAGCTTTTCCGCACCTTGCGAAAGATATTGAAAACTGTTTAAATTAGCCGCCGCAGAGAATGCACGCCGGATCACTACCGGCGGCGGCTTTACTCAATTTTGAGTGCATAAAAACAAAAACGGAGGGAAACGACATGAAAAAGAAAATCTTAGCCATTGTATTAACAGCTACGGCGCTTGTAAACCTTGCACCAGCAACAACGGAAGCAAAGGCCGCGCGCACCTACAAAGTGCGCGGAACCGTACGGAATTTTAGTTATACCTATACCTACGAGGACGGAAAAAGGCTGACTGGGAAAGGATTTGACATCTATACCGCAGACGGGAACATCTGGGAAATGACAGACACGGACACCGATTTACATTTTAAAGACGGCCAGAAAGTTATTGTTAAGATCAGCGACAACGGAACGCCAAAAGACAAAACTGATGATTTTATTGTGACAATTAAAAAGCAAAATAGATTTTAGGGCGGTACTCTTCCGCCCCTTTCCGCGTGCCTGGTGGCGTTGTGAGCCGGTTCGATTCCGGCGACGTGGATTCCGTGAGAACTGGTTCTCACGCGCACATTGACAAATAAGCACAATCCAAGGAGGTATAAAAGCCTATGATCTATGATATTAAAGCGAGCCTTAACGGGCAAACTGTGCGCCGGGTAGCGTATGGAGATTTGCAAGTGTGGCTGATCGTAAATCAATTATCGCGCGACGGCTGCAAAGATATTTGCATGAGTGAGCGCGGAACGTCTGGAGGTGGGAAAGATGGCAAAATATGAGTATATCGGCAAAAGGGAAATTATGCGCCGGGTGTCTGCTCTTGGCTATCTGGAAATATCCGGCAAAATGTGCGGCTACTCAAAGTTTGAGGGCGTGGAATGGGTGGGGTCTGCAAAAATCAAAATAACCGCCCAACGTGGCGGCGATTGGTTGCAGATCACGCAAAGACCGGAAAACATAACACACACTTACAGCCGGTACGATGGGAAATGCTATCTTGACAAGTGGTAAAAAGCGGTCTATGCTAGATTGTAACCAAGCCGGGCAAGCGTCTTTTGGCGTTTGCCTGTGATCTGTGATATTATCAAATATCATCAGTGCATTATCTATATGCAACATAATATATAGTGTATTTGTGCTATTTGCGGAATGTCGCAGATATTTGCACGTTTGTTACACGTTTTTGAAAATCCGTGAAAATGGAATCTCGACCCCAAAACGCTACCCCAGGGGGGTACAAAAAAATTACGAAATATTTTTTGGCGCGCGGAGAAAATTTTCTTTCATCAAAAACCCGCCTAACTGGCGGGTTTTCTTATTTCTTCTCTTTCATTGCAATTTCTAAATCAAACCCCAATGCATCCGCAATCTGCCGCATTTCCTTTTCTGAAAAGTTGTCACGTTTCATTTTTTGCGAAAGATTTTGTGAGCTGGTGTCAATAAGTCTTGCTAGATCGGTCACTCTTAATTCCTTTTCAATAAGCGTATGTTTTACGATTTTTGCAAACAATGTACCGCCTCCTCTCTCTTGACGTGTTTCAATAATATCATAAATAAATTTATTATTCAATTATTTAATTACAAACAATACTTGACAATCACAAAATAAACCGTATAATGTAATTAAAGAGTTACAACAGTAATTGATAAGTTACAGAAAGGGGCACAAATATGGCACAAATAGAACAAACCATCACTACTTTAGAGATTGCAGAAATGATGCAAATGCGTCACGACAGAGTTTTAAGAAAATTGGAAGGACAGGATGTAAAGGGAAAACATACTGAAGGAATCATTGAAATTTTGACTCACCACAATTTAGGTGCGAGTGATTATTTCATTCCATCTACCTACAAAGATGAATCCGGAAAAGAAAACAAGTGCTACAAAGTAACCAAGTTAGGATGTGATTTTCTTGCGAACAAATTCAACGGAGAAAAAGGCATCGTATTTACTGCCCGATACGTGAAACGTTTTACCGACATGGAGAAAGCCATAAAGAAATCACAGGCGGCATTGCCGAAAAATGATGACCCATTTGCAGATTGTTACATTGCAAAACAGCAATTGGACGCATCACGCGGAGCGTGGTTCAGAAAAAATAATTGGAAATTAAAAATTATCATGGAACAGTTTGGGTGGACGAGAAAATTTTTATATCACAAGATTCTCGTGGAGCTATCTGACATTTACGACTTAGAACTTGAAGAAAAGTTCTATGTGCAGAGGTTTGGCTATAGACCAGAGTACAAATTGGATTTGTTGGATGGCAGTAAAAGCCTTGCCAGACTTGCGACAGGATATATCAACTATTTATTAACAGAAGAAGGAGACTACTAAAATGGATGAATTTATTAAAATTGTATGTTCAAGTCAGCTTGACAATGAAACCGGAAATGCTTTTGTTGAATACTTTTCTCCCTTAACAGAGAAACTAAAAGGGGTATTAAGTGAAAATTTATATTCAGAGTTCGAGGAACTGCTTTTTAGTTGCTGTGCAAAGAATAATGATTTTTACATGACGGAAGGCGCGAAGCTCGCTATAGAAATAATGAAAGGTTCTTACATTCCGAAAGTCTGACACAAATCCGGCGGCGATTCAAACCGCCGGATTTATTTTTGCCCTAGCGCAACGATGTTTTCTTTCGTAAAAATCAAAGACCGCGCCGCATAATCACTTTTACTCAACTCTTCTATCAGCCTTTCCCTAGTCATTTCCGGATTCGTCCGGTGCACGTACTGTAAGAGTTCTGAAATTTTATCCATTATGCAACCTCCATAAGTTCAATCAATAGTCTGTCTGCAATTTCAAATACTTCTCTTCCGTATGTAGCCAAGAAGTCTGCTACGATTTCCTCTGTATCAATATCCATGTATACATTATACGAAAGACAGAACGCGTGACATAATTCGTGACATAGCACGCGATCAAGGAATTTTCCGCGTAGATCATCCGCAAGATATATCGTTTTTGTGTCCCTGTCGGTCATGCCTACCGTTCTACTTCCATCACTTCTCTGTAGCATATCGCTGTAACGCGACACTTTGACCAAATTCCATATTTCATTGTTTATCGTGAACAATTTACCACCTCGCAAACAAAGAGGGCAAAATGCCCTCTCTATTACATTTTCGTGACAAGCGTAGTCAGCTTTGTCTTGGTCAACTGTTTCTCTTCCGGGGACATACCGGAAAACAGCTCTGTCACATCTTCCGAAAGAGATTTCATGTACTTTTCAAGCTCTCTCATCTTTGCGTCCTTATCTTCCGGTGAATTTCCGTTATGCATTTCCTTTGTTTCCATGTAGCTTCTCCGGCTCATACCGGCTCTGCCCTCTCTTGCATCGTGAGTACCGGTACTCATGCCGTTATTTCCGCTCATAGGCTCTGAATAATACATCTTTCCCATACTCATTCTGTCAAGGTCTCTCATTCGGTCGTATTCCGGCATACTCTCCCATTCGTGGTAATCTTCCGGCATCTGATGGTAATATGGCGGTTCTGCATATCCTCTGCGTGTTCCACGCCCTTTCGGTGCAAATCTTCCGTTTGAGTACCGGTACTCATTGTAGTATCTTCTTCCCGGATAATCTCCAAATTCTTCCACCATGCGCATGATTTCTTCATCTTCAGACTTTTTCATGGCTTCAACAATGTTGTAGTCTTTGTCAAAGCATACGATGTTCTTTGCAATTTCCGTCCAATCCTTGAGATCATCAAGGTTTTGTCCCTCAAAATTCTCGATTCCAATGCCGTCAACGTGGGCTTTCACGCAATCCATAATCTGTTTCGCAAACTTATGCATAATATCAAGCCTCCCTTACCGCAATCAAATTACTGTTCTGAACCTCTATAGCCTGTGCGGATGTATTCTGCACGGCTACGGTACTGCAACAACCGCAAGGCACATCCACGTATGCTTGTGATGATACATTAAACAAATTCTCAACTGCCGCAGGGGTTACGATCATCTTTGTTGACTGCAAAGGCTCTCCATCAACCGCGATTGCAAGCGAAATCTCTTCAACTGTACCGCCTGTCGGGATCTGAATGTTTCCGGAATACGATACCAAAAATCTAGCCTTGCACTGATTTGTGATACCTCTTAACTTGATAATTCCGCTTCCCTGTCTGTGTACGATACATTTTGTTCCATTTACTGCTGTTTCTGTGAACGCAACATCTTCTCCAGCGGCAACGGTTTGTAATGCAATTCCTGTTACTTCCATTATCTTTACCTCTCTTTCATAAAAATAAGGGCAAACATTAAAGTCTGCCCTTGGGTTATAAGTAATACTGCATAGCAGACATGATTGAGTTAAACTCAATTAAGATACTCAATTATTTAGTTTTAGCAGTTACAACCTGCGTTACATCCACATCCATATGCATAAGCATTTGGGTTAGGTACGACATATGCCGGGATAGCAGACGGATTTACTGCATTGATAATCTGCTGTGTCTGAGCCGCCATCTGAGTTGTAAGCAATGCGCTCTGGCGATCCTGTGAAGCCGCTCTGCGAAGGTCGCTATTCTCTGCCTGTAAGGAAGAAATTTTTTCATTGCAGAGATAATCAAGAATAGCGCGTGTTCCTGCATTCTGACTGTCGATAATGTCTCTCGTGTTGCTGTTCATGGTGTTCTGCAATGCGCAAGTGTTAGTTGCCATGTTGTAGTTTACGCCTTGGATAGCTTCTCTTGTTTCGCAGCAACAGTTAGCAAGCTGTGACTGTAATGCATTTGTATTCTGCATATTAGCGACTGTATCAGCATTGATAGCCTGCTGAATGCCGAATCCGGTCTGCAAAATGTTTGTGTTGATGCCGTTCATGCCGGTTTGCACAGCATAGAATCCGTCACAAAGTCCGTTTGTAATGCCGTCAAGTTTTGACACAACCGCCTGATTATCAAATCCGCGCTGGATTTCGCTTCCGACACCACCATTCATTCCGTTTCCTCCGAATCCGTTACCGAACCCACCCCATCCGAAGATAGCGAAGATAACGATAATGAACCATAACCATGAGCCTTCTGCGCCCCATCCGTTGTTATTTCCGTTTCCGTCAATGTTTGCGACAAGCGGAACGGATGCACAATTACCTGTGTTAAACATAGAATTTACCTCCATAATTCATTTTTTATATACATAATCTTGCAAGAATTAGTATCACATTCCTAATTGGCTTTTAAACGACTCAAAAGCCTTATCTGCGTCAATTCCCTTTTCTTTGCACAAATTCCTAGCCATCTGTTCGATGCCCTTGGAATCTCCCTTCTGCGCCATTTGCATAGCATTGCGCGCCATAGGGTTGCTCATTACGCTGTTGTTCCCCATCATTTGTTGTAAAAACTGCTGTGGGTTTCTCATTCCCTGTAACATCTGCATAGGATTCATTAAGACTCACTCTCCTTTTGTGTTCGTGAAGATTTTCTTTGCGTTTGCGAAGACAACTTATCTTCCAACTCTTCCATCTTTCCAAACAAGCAATCCAATTTGTCAGTAATAGCCTTTGCCGCATCATCAGATAGCCCTATTTCGATTCTTTTATCTTCACTTGAAGAATCTGCCATCTGCTCATTAAAAGGCTTGTAAACGGTCTTTCTGATTGTTCCATTGGCATCCCATTGTTTCGCTACGATTGCGCTCATGTCCTGCATCGGGAAGAACGCAACACTTCCATCCATAGGCACATCATTTGCCATGATTGCTGACTCCGACTGCACTACTTTTCCTTGGATTCCAAGAAACTGCGGTTGCATCTGCGGAATCTGTGGCTCTGGTTGTTGAAACCTTTGCATTGGATTGTATTGATAAGCGGCATAGCTTGGGTTTGGGTTAAATGCCATATTCTGATTTTGCATCTGATACATTCTCTTCCTCCAATACTTCCTTGATTGCGTGAATCATTGCTGACTGATACACGAGCGGAACCTTCGACACATCTTCTCTTGTTAAAATTTTTTCAAGAATTTCATCCGTAAATAACATTCCGCATCCCTCCTATGCTTATATTTTTGCATAAAAAAATACGGTTCTTCCGCAAAAAATAAGCAGAAAAACCGCATAAAAAAAGAACGCCCCAAGCGTTCCAAGCCTACCATTTATAGAAAAGAATCTTAAGCACTTGTGCAGACTCCTTTCTTTTGTGTTCAGTTTTTGAGTACCATTTTGAGTACCAATTTTCTTAAGACGCCGCAAACACAGTGTTTATGCGACTTTTAAAACAGTCCGTACGGGAATCGAACCCGTGTTTCCGCCGTGAGAGGGCGGCGTCTTAACCGCTTGACCAACGAACCGTGTATTATACTATCATACACAATACTCTTTGTCAAATACTTTTT